GGATCAAGTGGCAACATCTCGACAACGATAAATACTTCCGGTTCATCGGAATTTGTAATATCCGCATATTGCAATTCTAACGGGTCACTTCCTACCGCTCAAGTTCCGGCAGGCTCAACTATACTTGAGAGTTCCAATACACTTGGGGCTTTAGGTTCGGGGTATCTTATTCTAACGATATCGCCATATTATACGTCTCCACAAACATCTCTCCCTATTGGCGTCACCGCGAGCGGAACTACCTGCGCTCTTATCGCCGCTGCATTTATCGGTGCGGCACCACCGACGCCCGCCCCTTCCCCAGAAATTCCCCCGCAGCTTGCGCTACTTCGCGCCCAGGCTGCCGACGAGGACACGATTGCCGGCATTCGCTCGCTGGCACTGCGCAATCGCAGGATCCCACTGATCGGGGCAAGCGCGTTGGTGTTGGCCGATCGGGCGATGGAGAAAACCAACACCACCGGCACCGGCACCGTGATCTGCACCGGCCCGGTTGCGCAATATCAATCGTTCTCCGCGATCGGCGCCGGCAACACGACATGGTATGCGATCATCTCAGGGGATGGTGTGAATTGGGAAACCGGCATCGGCACCATCACGCAACTCAATCCGAGCGGTATCGCGCGCACCACGGTGCTGTCATCCAGCAATGGTGGCGCGGCGATATCGTTGGCAGGCGTGTCAACGATATGGTGCGATGTGCCGGCGGCGAAGGTTCAGATCACAGCACCAACGCCTCCACCATTCAGTCAAATCGTTCCAATCGCAATATCTAGCACCCCGGTTTCAATTACTCTTGGTGGGGCTGCAGCTAATTGGTATCCGAGCGTTGGCACCTTCACATTCAATGCAGGTCAGCTTACCGCGTTTGTTGGACGACTTAGGCGGTCAGCGACCACGGTTGGACTCAGCTTGGGATTATCAAAAAATGGTGGTTCTCAGGGCTATTTGGCGACATCGCAAAATGATGGTAATTTGGTTCAATATTACAATATTGGAAGCGGAACTGCATTGATTAGTGCGGCAAATAATTCGCCTGGATATGGCGCTCGGACTAATTTTGCAAGCACTAGCCTTATGCGTTGGTTTATTTCAATAGCCGGAACATCAAACAACATTATGTGGGTGAATAAAGATACTTGCGTGGCGGCCGATACGGCAAATACAAACTTCGATTTGACATCTGGAAACTGGACTCTTTACGTTTCAGCGAATAGCTATTCAGATATTCAATCAGTAATTCAAAATATCGCACCAGAATACGGTTCGTAAATGCTCGGGTCCTATCCCCTTTCGGGTGCGCCGATCTCGGGCCTTCCGCCATCGCAGGCGTTCACCACGTTCATCTCACCCTGGCGTCGGGTTTTGCAGATGCAGGCGTCGGCTGTTGATGACGAGGAATCGCAAAGACGCACACGGCTCAATCCGAAAACCCCCCTGATTATTTCCGTTCGATATGTCATAACCATGATCATCGGCTGACCACTACCGAAGGATCGGCATTATGCCCGTGCAAACCGCCACGCTTTTCAATCCCACGCAGTTGACCGCCGGTGCGGTATCGTTGCTCACCGTGCCGGGCACTCCCGCCACCATCATTCTCAGCGGCGGCGTGGTGCGAATGACGAACACCGACGTCGCTGGCCATGCAGTGACCGCCTATGCGGTTCCGTCCGCCGGAAGTCCTGGCGTCGGCAACTGCTTCATGAACGCCGAGCCCATCGCCCCCAACACCCATCAAGACGTCGCCTTGCCGGTGTTGGGCGCCGGCGGCACCTATCAATTCCTCGCGGACACGACGGGCGTCGTGACCGTTTCACCCCTTGCCGGAACTTTGGTGTCGTGATGGCGCTTCCTTACCTGATCACCGGCCTGCCGCGCTCGCGGACGGCTTGGTTTGCAGCGATGTGCAGCACGGTAGACGGCTCGATCTGCTACCATGAACCGTCCTCAGATTATCGGACATGGCAGGCCGCCGCATCGCTTTGGGATTCGGCGCGGCAGAAATGGTGCGGCATTTCGGACTCCGGGTTCAGCTTCAAGATCCGCGAGATTATCGACCAATGGCACCCCCAGGTTTTGATCATCGAACGCCCCGCCGGCGAAGTCCTAACCTCGCTCGAAGGCATCGGTATCCGCCGGTCCAACATCTGTGACCTGATGCACGAACGCTTGGGCGCCGTAAGTGCGGCCGATGGCGTTATGCGCGTGAACTTCGCAGACCTCACCAACAATCACGTCGTCGCTGGTTGCTTGGAACACCTAATGCCCGGCGCGCGAATTAGCCTGCCGCAGATCGAGATCATGCAGCGGTTGAACATCCAGGCTGACATGGTCCGGGTATGGAAAGCGGTGCAGGCCCGCGGCGGCGACCTGTCCGGCTACATAGATGATGAGATGGCGTCGAGGCTAGTGGCGGTTTAACCCGCCCGCTGGATTGTCAACTGCCGATTGTGATATAGACGTCACCACCGACTCCTTGTGCGGGCATCTTCAACACCTTTGACCGGCATGGCCGGGGGATTGAACAATGCCGTTTTTCACAATGGGCGCGATGGCGCTTGGCACAGTCGGCAGCGCTCTTATCAGTTCAAATGCAGCCAAAGGCGCTGCGAAGGATGAGCAAGGCGCCCTTCTGAACGCCTCAAATATTGAGCAAAATCAATACAATCAAACCGCTGGGAACCTGCAACCCTACATCACCGGAGGGCAGAACGCTTTCAGCGCCCTTCAATCGGCGCTTGGCATTGGAACAAGCGGCGGCGCCGGGTCCATCAACCCCGCATCATTCCAGGCATCCCCAGGCTATCAATTCCAGCTTCAGCAGGGCTTGAACAGCGTCCAGAACGCCACTGCAAACACCGGCGGCGTCGGCGGCGGAAATGCCTTGAAGGCGCTTCAATCCTATGGCAGCGGGCTCGCAAACCAGGGATGGCAGAGTTATCTCGGCAATCTCGGCGGCGTTGCGAGTAGCGGCCAGACCGCAGCCAACAGTCTCGGCTCGTTTGGCGCCAACATGGCCAATCAGGTTGGCCAGAACACGATTAATTCGGGACTGGCTGCGGCAGGCAATTCGATGGCGCAGGGCAATATCATGTCCTCGGCGCTGAACAATCTCACAGGTGCCCAGCAGCAGCAGCAGGGCACTTCCGCGGCAGGTGCTGGCGCAGCCGGCGGAGGCAATGGCCTGATGAGCATGTTGTCTGGATTGTTCGGAGGCGGCGGCGGCGCTGGCGGTATGTCTAGCCTTGCAGGGATGTTCTGATATGAGCGGTGTTTTCGCCCAAATCCCGATGTCTACCAACACGCAGATGCAGATCGGCCCCGATCCGCAGAAGATGATGGCCATCCAGCAAGACGCCATGCAACTGCAGCAGCAGAAGGACGTGGCCGCCCGGACAAATGCGCTGAACGACATTCTGAAAAAGCCGGGCGCTGTCGATCCTGCCACGGGACAGCCAACCACCAACGCCATGAAGGAGATCCTGGCCATCAATCCGCAGGCCGGGATGGCGCTCATGCAGGCTGGTGTGAATCAGAGCGTGCAGCTCCAGGGTATGCAGGATAAGCAATTCGCCCAAAAATCGAAATTGCTGTCAGCCGCGACCAAGGAAGCAATGGAGATTGGCCGAACCTCTCTCTCGCTTTACGACCAAGCGATTCACGATGGACATTCCCCTGATGAGGCGCAGCAGCAGGCCCAAGCCTATTACACGGACCAGCTTGATGCATTCCAGGCATCAGGTGTTGCCGGTCCAGATTTCCATTCGCAGATGTCCCCGAAGTTCGACCCCGCCAGGGCGCGTGCGAATCTGTCCTGGCAGGAGAAGAACGCTGAATTGAGGACGGCCGACGCCGAGGCCCGGGCGGCAAAACCACCGAAAACCCCGGCCGAAACCATGGCTAGCGATAAGGCGCGCGATATCGAAACGCTGACATCTGAGCAAGTGGCCGATGAGGAAGCCAAGCAAGGGTATCCGGTTTCACCGGCCCAGCGTGCGCAGATCCGTCGTGACGTCACCAACCGTGATGCAGCGGCCAGCGCCGGCGGCGTCGCACAGGCAAAAGAGGGAGTTAAGAAGGCCGCAGCCGTGTTGTCGCCAGATGCCGCGGACTTTAGCGCACGGACCTATCTGCGCACGGGCCAGATGCCCGGCGGCACCCGCAACCAATACATGATCGATCAAGTGTTGGAGGAAGCGACCAAACTTGCCAAAGCCGATGTCGATGCCGATCACCCGAACGGCCATGATGTGAACGATTATATCGAAGGCCGGGCAACGCTGAAGGCTGATACCGCGTCGCTTGGAAAGGTCACTGCCATTCGCAATGCGGCCGAAGGCTACGAGAAGGGCACGATCGCTGCGCTGGACAAGATGGTGACGATGATCCCGAAGACGCCCGAGCCGCTACACATGCCGTTTTTCACCAAATGGGCGCGGACTGGTTCGACTGCGACCGGCGGAACTGACGTGCTGCCATACGAGGCGCAGTTGATCACGGCGCTCGACCAATATGCGAAGGTGTTGAGCGGTTCAACTGGCGCCCAAGCATCGACTGACAGCGCCCGAAACCTCGCGTTGTCATTGATCCCCCCAGGCACCACAGCGGACCAGATCCCCGCCATCGTGGACACGCTCAAAGCCGACATGGGGTTGAAGATCAAGGGCTACAACGAGGAAGTGGATGCTATCAAAAAGGACGTCCACGGCACTCCCCCCGGAGTTCAAACCCACGGTCCGGACAAGCCGACTGCCCCAACCGGGCCGGTGCCGATGAGAGGCGGCGATGATCTGGCCGCTGCCAAAGCCGCGCATCCAAATGCAATCCAGGCGCCAGACGGCCGCGTTGGTGTGCCCGGCCCGAACAACACATTTATCCCGTTGATGCGCAGCGGCACGCAGCCGGCGCCCCCCACCGCGCCGGCGGCCGGAACGCAACCGGCAGCACCATCGGCGCCGGCGGCATCGGCGGCGCCGACAGCTTACCCGGTGCCCCCAGGTCACGAAGGCGACCCGGACGGCCGTGTGTTCAACGCCAGCGACGGCAGCAAATGGATGAAGCGCGGCAACCAGCTTGTCCCAGCGGCGACGTATAACGCCCCGGCCGCCTGATGGCCGATGCACTCACCTTCACGCCCGCCCCGAGCGCCCCGCCGCCGTTGACCTTCACAGCCGCGCCGTTGACCTTCACGCCCGAGCAGCGTCCGCTGTTGGAGGACAAGCCCGGCACCGAGTATGGACAAATCCTGCCAATCAGCCGGGACGTGAAGACCGGCGAGATGGGATTGGCGTTGCCAGAGATCCTTCGCGGACCAATCCGCGGTTGGACCCGGCCGATCGACCAGTTCGACCCCAACAACCCCCAGCACGTCCAAGACCTCCAAGCGGCGATCTCTCTGTTCCCCGGTGCGGTAAAGTCCCTCGGCCGACCCACTGTGCTGCCGCCGCTGGTAGAGGCCGAACGAGTCGGCAACGTCCCGCCGCAGTTCAATCGCCCGCCACAGCCCGGCCAACCAGCCCTTGCAGCACCGCCGCCACGCGAGTTGACTTTCACCCCGGCCGAGCCCGCCGCACCGCCCCCTGCGGCCCCGCGTCTGGCCACGCCAGCAGCCCCGGCGACTGAAGCCGCACCAACCACCCCGGGCCCGGCCGCAGCCCCTACAGAGCCAGCGCCCGCGGCCCCAGCCGAGCCACCGCCGGCCGCTGATATCGTGAAGTTCCGGCCCGATCAATTGACCCTTCGCCCGGACCTCATGCAATACAAGGCGTCCGACGCCCGCGGCGTCACCGGCCGCTTGAGCGCGTCTACCGTGTTCGAACCGAACCTCGCCTCTCCGATCGTAGTTTGGCAGAACAAGGCCGGTGAGAACATCGTGGTGAACGGCCACCAGCGAACTGACCTCGCCAAGCGCGCCGAGGCCAGTGGCCAGGAGGGGATTGAGCTTCACGCCAAGGTTTTCAAGGAAGCCGACGGATACCCGGCCGACTACGTGAAGGCGCTTGGCGCCTACCAGAACATCACCGAAGGCAGCGGCACGCCAATGGATGCCGCGAACATCCTGCGTTCGGCCAAAGAGTTCGGCCCCAATCTGAAGCTGCCCCAACTGCCCCCGAACGAGCCGATGGTGCAGAAAGGCCGCGCCCTGGCGTCCCTTGGCGACGATGCGTGGTCAATGGTGAAGACCGGCGCCGTGAGTCCCGAGCAGGGGATCCTTGTCGGCAAGATGGTGAAGGATCCGGCCCAGCAAACCGCGATCATGAAGGTGCTGCAGAAGACCGAGTCGCTCACCGACCAGCAGACCAAGCTGTTGATCGATGACATTCAGGGATCCGGGTTCCTTCAGGCCGGCCCGGGCGATGAAGGCCAGGGCAACCTGTTCGGCACTGGCAGCACGGCTAAGGCAGTCCCGCTGTTCGTGCCCCGTGCCCGCGTGCTGGACAACACGCTGCGCAGCTTGCGGGCACAGAAGAACGTGTTCAAGGCGGCCGTCACTGGCGAAGAAGCATTGACCGAAGCCGGGAACAAGCTGGCGACCGAAGGCAACATCAAGGCCCGCGCCGAGAACGAAATGCTGATTGCCCGGTTGGAAGCCGAGGCCACCAAACGCGGCGGCATGTCGGATCTTCTGACCCAGGCGGCCAAAGACCTCACCGCCGGCAAGAGCATGGCCTCCGTCACCAAGGCGTTCGTCGCCGCCGCGAAGAAGTTGCCGGCCAATGCCGAGGAAGCCCCGCCCGCCCCGAAGCCGGTCAATGCCCTGGCCGATATCAGCGCGCAGAACGAAGGCAAGTGGGATCATTCGGAGTCGACGGATCTCAGCGAGACGCCCGAGCCGCCGCGCCCCACCGGCGCCGACCTGTTCGGTGAAATGCCGGTGGAGAAAGCCGCGCCGGCCGCCCCCGAGCCGACGATCGTCAACGACCCGAACCAGATCGCCATGCCCGGCATGGAGCCGTCAGCAAAGCAGGCCCAGGCGGCCAGAGATCAAGCCGGCCGCGGCGGGCTGACCGCGAAGGCAGAGCAGGCGAAGCCGGATGAAGGCCTGTTCGCCAAACCAGCCACCAAACCTGAAAGGGATATGTTTGCGAAGGCGGGCGAGCCGAAGGAGACATCAGAGACAGCGGCGGCCATCAAAGGCACGACTGATGAAGAATTTCTAAAACTGCTTGAGGCCGCTCAGGCCAACATTGCACGAAAAACAGCCTTGGCTGAAAAATGGGCCGAAGAAGGCGCTCCGCTGAAATTCAGCAAGCCAGGTACAGAACGCGCCGTTCTGGTATCAAAAGACCTTGATACCCCTGGCAAATGGCGGATGACTTATTTCGACAAAGACGGCCCGAGCGGACATGTCGAATTTCCGAATGCCAAGGCGGCGTTCCGGGAGGCATTGGATCAAGGATTCAATGACCCGAAGCCGATCAACAGCTTGAAAAACATGGTGAAGCAATGAGCGAGTTCATTCTTGGCGAGCCCGAGCCGATGCCGACCGCCCCGGTCATGTTCTCGGCGCCGACTGTGACCGTCCGGCCGCCATCGCAGACACCCGCCCCCACACCGGCCCCCCGTCCCGCCGCGCCGGCCAAACCGATGAAGCTGGATTACGACCAGCTTGTTCAGAAGGGGATCGCTCTTGGATATTCGCCCAACGGCGCCGCCGGCGTTGCGCAGAATGTGATGCGGGAATCGGGCGGCAACCCGCTGGACACCGGCGACAATGGCACCAGCCACGGCCTGTTCCAGCACCACAACGAGCGATGGGATCAACTGCAGGCCTTCGCGAAGAAGGAAGGCCTGGACCCGAACAGTCCCGACGCGCAGTTCGCCTTTGCCGACAAGGAATTGCGCGAACAGTATCCCTCGCTCCGCAAGCGCCTCACAGACGAAAATGTGCCGGTGTCGGAGGCCGAGGACTCGTTTAAGCGGGTATTCGAACGGCCGGCGTCGGTGATGTGGCAGGGCAAGGCCGGCGGCGGCCCGCGGATCGGCACCGACAAATATCAGTTCAGCGATTACGCACTGCGGGAGCATGAGGCCGACGAAGGAACCGACGTCGTTTATATGCCACCGGAGGACTATCTTGCGCTGACCCCCCCGCTCGGCAAAGACGCCTTCCAAACCCCGGCTGGCCGCTCGATCGCCAAATCGGTTGCCCGCGGCGATAAGGTGGAAGAAATCCCCTCCCTCAACCTGAAGGTGGATGGCAGCACCGCCCAGGTCACAGATCAAGACGGCCGCCACCGCGCATTGCTGGCGCAGGAAGCCGGCGTGGACATGATCCCCGTGGCGATCCGCAAAGAGGGCGAAGGCAACCCCACCGAGATTGTCGGCACCACTGGCAAGGTCGTGCCCCACAAATTCATTCCCGCATCCGACGTGCAGCCGCAGCCCGGCGAGGGCGGATCCTTGATGGGCCGGATCGCATCGTCCGTTGGCAATGCGTTGATCCCAGGCGCCCAGGCGGCCGAAGTCCCGCCCAGCGACCAGTTCATCATGGGCGTCCCCGAGCCTATGCCCACAGCCCCACCAATAACGCCGGGCGGCATAACCGAGGGCGCCCCGGAAGATGTCGGCCGCACCACCGCCGCCCGCGTGGCCGGATCGTTGGGGCGCGGGCTTGCTCCCTATGCGACAGCCGGCGGCATCGGTGGCGCGTTGGCTGGGCCCCCAGGCGCTTTGGCTGGACTGGCGCTCGCCGGCGCAACCGACCTTGGCACCACAGCTTACAACGCGATCGCCCCCCATGTTGGCCTGCCGCAGAGCGCCACCCTTGGCACGATCACCGACATGGCGCTCGACCATCTTGGCCTACCGCGCCCCCAGACAGCGACGGAGCGTGTAGCCCAGGCAGCAGGCGCAGGCGTCGGCAACGCACTCAGCGGCGCAGCCGCAGCGAAAGCACTGGCAGAAACCGCCATCAATCCGCTGGTGAAGGCCGTTGCCGTATCGCTTTCCGAAAAACCCAATGTGCAGATGGTGGCCGGCGGCCTCTCAGCAACAGCCTCCACGATCGCCAAGGAATCGGGCGCCCCGCCATGGGTGCAGTTCACTGCCGGCGCGCTCGCATCGGTCCTGCCATTTGCCGGACCGCGAATGTTCTACAACGCCATCAAGATCAATCCCAGCCAAGCGGCCAAGGATGCGATCGGCGTGGGATATGTCCTGCCCCCGGCCGAGGCCACTGAAGGCAGTATCGCCAAGGTGAGCCTGCCAAACATCATGGCCGGCGCTGGCGGCAAGATTAAAATGGAGCAGTTCGCCAGCGCGAAGAATCAGGCCGTAACCGATGGCCTTGCGGCCCGAGAGCTTGGCTTCCCCGAGAAGACTTTGATCGACAAGGACATGTTGCAGCATTACCGCGACATGCAAGGGTTGGCCTATGGCCGGCTGAAGTCCATCCAGCAGCCCTTCTCCATCGACCAGACATTCCAAGACGATATTTCGAAGCTGGCACGCGAGGCCCGAATTGCTGGCTCCGAATACAGCCAGATGAAAAGCCCCGAATTGGAGGCGATGCTCAAGGACCTGGTGGCCAAGCCATCCTACAGTCCAACCGCTATGATCGAACGGATCAAGGCTCTGCGGCAGGATTCGGTATCCAATCTATCCGCGCCCGGCGGCAAACAGGTGGCCTACAAAGACCTGTCCCTCGGAACAGCCCAACGCGGCGCAGCACAGGCTATGGAAGAACTGATTGAACGAAATCTCGCCAAGACCAATCAGGGACATCTGTTGGATGACGTTCGCACTGCCAGGGTGAATATTGCCAAGTCTTACGACATCGAGACGGCTCTGAATGATGCCACGCATCAAGTGAGTGCCCGCCGGCTGGCCGCCCTGCAGAACCGCGGCAAGCCATTAGGCGGCAACCTAAAGGTGATCGCTGATGCCGCCAACAATTTCGAAAGATCCTTCCAGACTCCGACGAAATTTGGCGCCGTGGAGAGCTTGAGCGTGCTGGATGTGTCCTTCGCTGGAATGGCCGCCGCACGATCGCTGATCAAAGGCGACTACGGCGAGGCCGCGGCCTTCATGGCCGCCGCCGGCATCCGCCCGCTGGCGCGCGCGGCCGTGATGAACAAAGGCTTTCAGCAGCAGATGGTGGGGATTGTGAAGCCATCCCTAGCACAACCCAGCGGCGCGCTTTCCCCATTCGTGCTTTACCCAGGGCTGCAGATGATCATGGGCGACAAAGGACAGCAGCAATGAGAATCGTGATCGAGACTTTGCCGGCCGACGAGATGCGCTACCGGACGGACGGCGACTGGTTCACCACCCCCGACGGCGTGATCATGATCCAGATCAACGAGGAAATGCCGCAGCACGACCAGTTCTTGATCGCCATTCACGAATTGATCGAGATGAAGCTTTGCGAGAGCGCCGGCGTCACGCAGCAGGCCGTTGACGACTTCGACATGGCCTTCACCGGCGACGGCGAGCCAGGAGACGCACCCGGCGCCCCCTATATCCGTCAGCATCGCTTCGCCGCCCTGATCGACCACATGATCGCTCATGAGATGGGAATCGACCGATACGGCACGGTCGATTGGGAGGAACCGAAGTGAGAATCTTGCTGGTCGATACCGAGGCGCTTGGCCTGGACTTCGCGCTGCGGTGCGCCGCCGCCGGCCACGAAGTTCGCTGGTTCCGATGGACGAAGCCGGGAAAGTCCCTACGCGACGGCGAGGGGTTCAAGGGCATCACGATCGTGGATGATTGGAAGCCGCACATGGCTTGGGCCAAAGACGGCCTGATCTGGACTAGCGGCAACTTCAAGTTCCTCCACGATTTCGACCGCTACAGGTCAGATTTTGGATACAAGATTTTTGCCCCGACGGTGGCCAGCGCCAACCTTGAGATCAACCGATCGGCTGGCATGGACTCGATGAAGGCGGCTGGCATGGAGTTGCCGCCCTATCAAATGTTCAATTCGATGAAGGATGCCGAGGCCTTCGCCCGGAAGTCAGATCGCGCATGGGTGTTCAAACCGATGGGCGACACCGACGACAAATCCCTGACCTATGTGGGCAAAGACCCGGCTGACATGGTTGGCTGGATCCAACGCCAGATCGCCTGCGGCGCGACCCTCAAGGGGCAATGTATGCTACAGGAGAAGATCGACATGGCCTGTGAATTCGGCGTGTCCGGCTGGTTCGGACCCGACGGCTTTCTCCCCGAACGCTGGCAGATTTGCTTCGAACACAAACCCCTGATGAACGGCGACATCGGGCCGAACTGCGGCGAGCAGGGCTCGGTCTGTCAGTATGTCGAAGCTGACAAGCTCGCGGACGAGTGCCTGAAGCCGATGGCGCCGGCCCTGGCTGCGCTCGGCCACCGCGGCGACTTTGCCGTCGGCGTTGGCATCGACAACAAGGGCAAGGCGTGGCCGTTCGAGTTCACCGTGCGTTGCGGCTGGCCGGCGTTCTATATTCAGGTGGCATCGCACCGCGGAGATCCTGCGCAATGGATGCGGGATCTGTTGGACGGCAAAGACAGCCTTCGCGTGTCGAATGACGTGGCGATCGGCGTGGTGATGGCCCAGCCGCGCTACCCCTACAACGCCAGCACCCCCGAGATGGTCGAAGGCAACCCGATCACCGGGCTGGACTCGGTTTGGCGTCAGGTCCACCCGGCCTGCGTCATGATGGGGAAAGGCCCGATGATGAAAGACGGAAAGGTTGTTGAAGGACTCGGCCACCAGACCACTGGCGAATACGTTCTGGTAACAAGCGGCCTTGGTAAAACCGTCGCCCAGGCGCAGAAAAAAGTGTATGGAGCGATAAAGAAGATCCACTTCCCCAATAAAATGTATCGAACCGATATTGGTGACAAAGTGATCAAAAGTTTGCCAGAATTGCACAGCTTTGGCTACGCGCTCGAAATGGAAGGTGAGTGATGGCAACCCCCGTATTCCAGGCTCCGCTTCCCAAGTTCCAGTTCAATCAGAACGGCGCCCCGCTTTCCGGCGGCAAGCTGTTCACCTATCTGTCCGGCACCACGACCAAGCTGAAGACTTATACCGAATACACCGGCAGCACACCGAACACGAACCCGATCATTCTCGACTCGAACGGCCAGTGCGATATCTGGCTGATCCAGGGCAATGCTTACACATTCGTCCTGTCGCCGCCGACCGATAGCGACCCGCCGACCAATCCATATTGGACGGAAAACGGCATCACCGGCATTGGCGATATTTCCGCTACCACAGGCGGACAAGGCTTGGCCAGCGGCGTTGCGGTGCTGACCGGCGAGCAGAAGGCCTATTCAGGACCGGCATCTGCCATTCCCCCAGGCTGGTTGCTCTGCACTGGTGCGCCTGTCTCCCGCAGCACCTATGCCACGCTATTCGCCGTCATCCAGACGGCCTACGGCGCCGGCGACGGCAGCACCACATTCAACCTCCCCGATAAGCGCGGCCGGGTATCCGCGGGCGCGGACAACATGGGCGGCACGGCCGCCAATCGCGTCACCACTGCCAGCATCGGCATAGCCGCCACGTTGGGCGTATCCGGCGGCAGTGAACTTGCGCAAACTGACACCCTCACCGTTGCTGATGCTGGCCACATGCACGGCATTGTAACCGGATTTGATTTCGGCTTTGGCGGCTACAACTCTTTCCACGTCCCAAACGGCGGCACCGGCGGCACACTGAACACAGAGCCGGCTGAAACCGGGATCACCGTTACCAGCAACTTGACCGGCAACCAGCAGAACATCCAGCCGACCGAGTTTGATAACTGGATCATCTGGACCGGCCCCAACATGACCATCAACGGCCCGTCCGGCCCGGGCTCAGCCATGGTGGCCGTCACCCCCACCGGCTCCCCGTTCGCCTACGTCGCCGGCGCCCAGGGCACGCTCTATGTGACCGGCGGCACCGTGTCGCAAATCGACTTCACCCGAGCCAGCACCACCATCAACACCGGGATCGTGTCTGGTGGCGTAAGGCTTTTGCAGACTGATACCGTAACTATAACCTATACTGGCACCGCACCTACGATAACGTGGGTTCCAGGCTAGGATGGGATGATGGAGACACGCGTATCGCTTCTCGAAGCTGAGATTAAAGAGATAAGACATGTCCATGAAGAATTTAGGAGCGACCTAAAAATTGCTTTATCAGGCGTTCACAAAATGGAAGCCGAGGTAAGAGAAACACGAAAGTGGCTAGATGATATCAGGACAGACCTGAAGGTTGTTCTTGTTGCCGTTCACAATCTTGAAATTTCGACGGCTTCTCAGAACGCTGCATCTCACGCCAGCAGAAACGAAGACAAGGATATATTGTCTCGATGGGTATCGATCTGTGCAATTTTGTGCGGAATAGCCAGTTGCGTTATCGCAGTGTTGGCATTGAGGCATGGCTGAACCCTGCATTGATTGTCCGGCCAGGGTATCCCCGGATGGAAAGACCAAGTTGATTGGCGCCATCACTGGAAAGGACAACATTACACTCGATATTGTAAGGATATTCTTCGCGCTGTCCGGCGCGGTGTTCATGTTCCTCAGCATCTATTCTGTGCTATGCAAAGGCCGACCATTTGACGGATTGGCATTTTGCCAGGGCGCGGCGTTGCTGATTACCGGAGCCGGCGCGGCCTTGGGCCTGAAGGGCCGGACTGAACCGGACGCCAGACCCTATGCCGACGTGCCTCCGCGACAGGATGCAGATAGGGGACCAAGCTGATGCTTTCATTTCTTTCAGGCGGCATGTCAACCCTTTGGATCGCGCTTGGCGCCTTCCTGATCGGCGCCGGGACGGGCGGATACACCACCTATCACTGGCAGGAAGTGGCGCTGCAGACCGAGATTGCCGCCCACCAGCGCGACCTGAAGGCCGTGTCTGATGCCGCCGCAGTGGCCGAGGCCGAACACATTGCGACGGAGCAAAAGCTGCAGGCCCAGCTTGCACAATCCGATGCCGAACATTTCAAGGAGTTGACCGATGCCCAGGTGGCCAATGACGATCTGCGTGCCTCTGTTGTTGCTGGCACTCGCCAGTTGTCAATCTCAGTCGCCACCAATGCAAGCGGTGGCAGTCGCGTGCCCCCTGCCGCCTCCACCGGCGGCGTGGGTCATGGATCCACCGCCGGCCGGGCCATCATCGACAGAGGAACTGCAGAAGCTCTTGTCGCCATAGCGGCCAGGGCCGATCGGTATAAGGCACAGCTTGGTGCCTGCCAGGATTACGCGCGTGCCGTCAGCACGAAACAATGAAGCCAGGAAAAGAATCATGAACATCCGTTGCAAATTTCGCGTCGATAGCATCACGCGCTCTCTCGGCCACACCTACGACCCCGAAACCAGAAAGAGCAGCGCAGCCGAGATGCGGACGATCAAAATGTCCGTTTCCTACGACCCGGACTTCCATGCGTCTACCCCATCGGGCGGCATTGAACTGTCGCTGGTGAAGGAAGAACACGCGCGACACTTCAAACTCGGCGCCGAATACTACGCCGATTTTTCGCCCGTCGAAGTGCAGACAGATACTCCTGCAAGGGAATTTGAGTGATGAACGAGGACGCACTGGAAAAGGCCGCCGATCTGGCCATACCCTTCGAGGGGTTTTCATCCCCGCCCTACCAAGACCCCGTTGGCATCTGGACGATCGGCTATGGCTCGATCCGTGATGCGGACGGCAACCGGATCACCGCGGACAGCCCGCCGATCGACGAGGCGACGGCGAAGACATGGGCCGAGAACGAGATGCGGTCAGCCCTGCAGACCGTGGAGGCCGACGTGAAGGTTCCGATGACGACGGAGGAAGAAGCCGCCCTGGCAGATTTCGTCTACAACCTCGGATCCGGCAATTTCGCGGGCTCGCGGATCCTGCGCTACCTCAACGCCGGCAACTTCCACGGCGCCGCCGACGATCTGATGCTATGGAACCACGCCGGCGGACAGATGCTTGCCGGCCTGACCCGCCGCCGCGCCGCCGAGCGCGACCTCATGCTGTCCGGCGGCGACCCCACCACAAACCAAGGAGCCTGACATGTCCGAAACTGTATCCCTGTTGCCGTCCGCATCCGCCTTCCCGCCGACCTCCGTTGACGCTGCCCTGGTAGCTGCAGCCGCCGCCCAGGCCACCCCCGCGCAGGCGCCGGCCAACGCCGCGGCCAATGCCGCGCAGCCCGCCAGCCAAGCCGCTGCCGCCCCAGCAGTGACCGCTGCAGTCGATCCCCTGCCCATGCCAGCCACCGCCATGACCGCCCTGGCGCGACTGGTGACGGCACACGTCCACGCCGCCCCAGCGGCCCGGGCGTCGTCCATCCTGGCTACGATTGAAGGCGCACTGGAAAGCGCCGTCGCCATCCACACGCAGGCGGTGACGTCCGCCATGGCCGCGGCCGCGCCGCCCAGCGAAGCCCGCATCGTGGTGAGCGCGATCGGCGCCGAGATTGGCAAGCTGGAAACTTCGGCCGATGCTGAAGTGAAGTCGTTGACCGGCATCGTCTTGCCGAAGTGGGTGATCGGGATCGCCGCCTTGCTGTTCGGCGGTGCCGCCGGCGCGTTGCTGGTGCGCTTCATCCTGTAGACAAAAGAAAGGGCGCCCCATCACAGGGCGCCCTTTTCATTTCCCGATTCCGTCCATTTCATCAAGCGCCCGGCGAGCGATCATGATGCTGGCTCTGTTCCCGACGTAAGGCTCATTTCCCAGGCACGCCAGCTTCTCCAAAGCCACCCGGGCCACGGCCAGCGGATCTTTCGGCTTGCGGAGATCCGCCAAGGCGTCCGTCGCCTTCCGCCAAGCCTCCCCTTCAGCCCTGCTATCGACTGCCTGATCCATTTTCAGCTTCCGCCGATATGCAAGGCTGGTTTCCACCACCGCGTTGACCGCGTTGACCGCATCGACGATGACGACAAGTTCCGGCGCGGGCTTACTTTCCATGACCATTATCCAATATCCCCTTGATTGTTTCATCGCGCCGCGCCCAGCGATCCAACACCGTTTTCATGGCGTCACGAACGGTCAGCCGCTCGCAGTTGGCGATGTAGTTCACTTGATCTTTTTCACCGTCCCGTCGGAAAACCAGCAGGACAACGGCAAAATCTTCGGGCAGTTCAGCGATGGCCACGGTCAATGCCGAGCTCATCACGTCCCGAGTGTATTCCACGCTCATGTTGGCAGTCTCACGGCGCCGCAGTCCGACAGCCAGGACAGGAACACCGTATCGCGGACCCACAACAGGTTGTCCGATTCCTCCACCGTGAGAGGCTTCCCGAAGCGATAGCCGACCCAGCTTATGCGAACCTCGCAGACGAACCGGGCCAGCTTCAGTTCCTTCGGACGCATCGGCAACCAAAGCTGACCGGCTTCGATTTTCATCTTGTGAGATCCCCGATCGATTTGAGAACCAGCCAATATCCGAACAGCGCCAGACCGATCGCCAACGGAACTGACACCACTGTCGCCACCGGCCGGATCTTCAACCAGAAGCGAGTCCACCCCCGCCGGCGGCGAATGGACGGCATCAGTGTTTCACCGTGTCGGAACCTATGCGTTCCAACAGCCCCCGAGCTTGGCGACGGATCTCGATCCCCATGATAGCCAGGGCAATCGCTACATTCCCTGCGCCGTTAATAAAAAACAGCGGCTCCGTATCGCGCGCTGATTTTACCCCCAGCGCACCGCTGCATTGGCTATTGACGGTCCACCAGCATTCATCTGGCATCAACAGCAGCGCATAATCGACGGAGCGCGTGAAGGCCGGCACCGGGATATTCTCAGGAATCCCGCCGACCTCATCCCGCAGTTCGGCTTCGAAAATTCGCCAGATTTCCGCATCGACCTTTATCGAAGGTTCCAGCAGATTGCGCATATTGTTCAGCAAAGTGGTGATTTCGCTCACAGCCAGCCCCCTTCGGTTATTTTTTTCGTCAAGCATTTCTCGCGGTTTTCCAGGGTATCCTGCCATTCCTTCAGCACGCGCCACTTCCAACGCAGCAGCGCTGTCGCCAGGAAGCCACCGCCGCCAAAGCCCATGATGAAATATGCAGTTTCGAGATTCGTCATGCCGAAACCCTCTCCTGTTTGCCATCACCATTCCTGGCCACGAAAGACATGTAGGCAATCTCGCAATGGTGCTGACAGTATGGAAACCCGTCTCGCGCCATCGCTTCGCAGAACAGGTAAGGCCTGGACCTGTTGATTGGGAACTGGCAGGCCTTGACCGGCCGCAGCAGAACCTTGCTGATCGCCTCCATCAGCGACACGCGCGACGCAGCCGATTGCTCGACATATCGATCTGCCGCCTCTTGCAATGCTGGGCATGGCTCTGCGGTGCTGAACACGACATCGACAAATTCCTGGCTTTGCGCCGGCGTCAATGGCAGCGGATCTTTCCCCTGTTTCGCCGCCAGGATATCGGCGCATTGTGCCATGGAGAGCCGGTTTAACTTGTCACTCCCTTTCGGTTCAAGCCGCAGCCGCCGAGCGCGTCCGCAGACAGCCGCCTTGCTGACACCGAACACCGCGCCGATCTTGTTGACCGTGTTTTTCGGGTCCGGCCACAGAGCCTTCAGCTTTTCATCGGCAGCAGCATCCCACACGAAGGGCGGCTTGCGTTCCTTCCACTTGCCGCGGGCGCCGGTCATGCGACGTCTCCCTTTCGAAAACGGTAATTCGTGGCGGCCATCTTTGTCATCATGTCCACCCCGGCCGGCGTGAAATCGACAACCATGCGCCGGGCATCTTCGGGATTGGTGGACTTTTCCAACAGACGAAGATCGACCAGCGAATCAATGATCCGTGAGACAGAGCCCAGCGGGATACCCAGGTCTTCGACCAGCGTAGCGCCCAGCGAGTCCTTTCGGACCCGCGGGATCGCCAGCAGCACGGCAACTTGCCGCGCCGTCATTTTGTCGATCAACCCCAGCTTGATGCTGGCGGTGAGGATGCGGCCAGCCCCGTAAAGGGCCGCCGCGACTTCGGTTGGCAGAGCCATAGATCAACCCTCCGCGGGCTTGCGCGCCACGACCGCATCATCAATCAGCTTGAAAAGATCCGGCCGCTCATCGACCCAGCGACGCACCACCGCTTTGGGAATGGCCTGTTTCGACCAGAACAGAATGTCATCGAACGTGCGGCAGGCTGCGATCTCAGCCAGGAACCCCTGGCACGTCGCCGCATCTCGATCGACGGTTTCAACTGGCGCGTCCGTCGGCGCTGGCGTAGGGGCCGCCGTCGGCGTGTTGCGATGGGCTTCATCACGCGGCTGGATCTCGGCCTGCCGCTCAAGGATGGCTTTCTCAATCTGCCGGCGAGCAACCGACGGCATTTTGGCGATCGTGGGGCCATTCGTTTCGATCCACCCGTCGATATCCACCATCGACGTAATCGCCGCCAGCGCCGCCTTCACCGTCTTGCCAAAGGCGATGAAGTCCTGCCGATCGCCCTTCATCGGGATCACCAAGGCGACAGGATCAGACGCGGCCGCAGATTTTGGCAGCGGCGAAACGGCCCGCCATGTATCCAAGATCGATCTGGCTTCGTCGCTGATCTCGATGGCCTGCCAGATGCCTTCCTGATTGTTTTCGAACAGCATCTTGCGCGCCGCCGGATCCGCCGACACCATCAAATTAGACAGGCAATTGGCAAACGCCACCGGATCGGTGAACACCATGGCATCTTCGCCATCCATGATCATCTCACCGACCTCATCGGCCATGTATTCCGCAAAGGCCCGGGCTGATGCGACTGGTGCCAAAGTAGGAGCCGGCGTCGGCGCGGATGTTGGCGAAGGCGTATGCCGCGGTGCATCGATAGGGGCCGGCGTCGGCGTTGGCAGTGGTGTTGGGGCCACGGTTGGCGCAGGACCGCTGGTGGCGGCCGAAGCCGTGCCGGCGGACGGCAGTTGGACAAAGGAGCCGCCACGCAGGATCCCACACGACAGCGCCGCCACCTTGAAGGACGCCACACCTTCGCGCGCTGCATCCGAAAGGCCGGCGATCTGATCCATCGTCAGCTTGTCCACGCCCAGACGATTGATCGCCAAGCCCTTCGATGTGGCAAAGCGCAGCACGCCGGCCCGCTTCTCATCCAAGATGCTGGTGGTGATTACGTCCGTTTTGGCCAGCTTGAGCATATTCTCGCGCCACTCGACCTGAATGTCCTGCGGGATCAAGGTTAGCACGGCGTTCCGGTAGGCCTTCGATTGCGCGATGATGGCGAAATGCGGACGCTCGAAGTAGGATCCATCCCTCTTTTTCTCGAAGCGGTTTTCGCGCTTTTCCACCTGAATCATATTGCCGGTTCGCGTATCGGTGACTTCCACGATCGCGCCATAGAAATCGTCTTCATCGGCTAGTTCCGGCACCACCTGACAGGACACCGCCATCGGAACGCCGGCCTGCGGAAAGCTGGTGAAAGTGAACAAGCTGCCCTGCTTTTGCATGGAGCCAATCAGCTTGTGACGCATCCCGCCGTAATGAGCGGCCAGATGACGCGCGCCCACCACGCTGATGCCAGAGACGGTGCCGCTGCCACCGATGCTGAACTGATAGACGAACTTGCTGCTGCCCTGGCCATACAGGATCTCTGATTCGATCAGCGCGTTGTCGCGCATGTTCATGACGGCATAGGCATCTTGATCGAACGTGCCGTCAGCAGTTTGCGACATATTGATCGTGTCGCGGGTGGGGCGAGGCTGTTGCATAGGAATTTCCTTGTGATTTACGCGAGATAGGTTTCGATCGCAATCTTGGCCATCGCCAGCCAGACCTCGGGGTTTTCCACCACCGACCAGTCGGAAATCAGGTTCTTTCCCTGTTCACCGCGGACATGGTTGAGAATGGCCATCGCCGCGGATTGCAGCTTCTTTTCGTCAAGATCCATCGGAAAGCACCCCCACGGCTACATCCAGGCCGCCGGCCCGGATCTGCACGCTATCGATCCACTCGGCCGCGGCTTTCTTCCAGCCATCACCATGCGCGGCATAGAAGCCGAGCAGCTTGAACAAGACTTGAGCCTGCTCATGCTCAGCCCGCCGGGCGATATCGACGCCATCGACACGCAAGACGCTGGCGAGCCCAGCGCAAGTGAAGTTTGGGCGACCCAGAATTTCCATCAATTCCGGGTTCAGTTCATCTGGCAGCAGCATTTCAAATCCCTTTTTATTTAGCCGATAAGGCTTTCGATCTCGGACAGCATGGCCACCGACCGATCGTGATGGCTCTGAATACTTTCCATGAGTTCCATCAATGTCCTCGACGATAGCAACTTGTCGAAGCCTCCCTCGGCAGGCTCAGGCGGTGCCGGCCGCAGAGCATCGAGAATACGCTTCAGCCGAGATGAGATCTCAAGCGCCTGTTCGACCCGGCTTTGTGCCGATTTGATGATCGCGCCTTCCACGCGCTCGCGGGAATCGATCGGCATTGCCTGCGAAGCCATTACACCATAAGCCATTAATTTACCTTTCAGTGCCCGATCGCCAGGGCAATACGAAGTGGGCCGATGTGGAGAAGAAACCAAGCCAGTTGACAGTCGATATTGGCCGGATCTATCCCAATATCGAAATACACATGCCAATGGATAAGATCGATCTCGACTTCGCAGAGGCAGTTATCCAAGGCATCTGCCCAGGTGCTCGACCTCGGCGGAAGTCTATCCAGCCATTTCATCGGACGTTGGCCGACTGCTTGCTGAAGAACCGCACTCCAGGAATCGGTTGCGCTCCATCCTTGATCGACTTGTCCGATTTGAGCATGGCCTTCACCATGTCGGCGTTGAGCGAAACAAACATCTTCGGCACCAACGCGATATCCGTCAGTTCGAAATCCCAGGTGACGCGCGTTCCCACGCTCGACCCGAGATCGCTTTTCTGCACGGCAAGGCGAACCTCGGCCGCCGGTGGCGTGTAGACCGGCCGCGCCTCAACCTTGGCGACCTCGCGCACCTGTTCAGCTACGCTCTCGATCTCAAGAGCCGACTCGATATCGCCAGCCTTCTCGGCCGCCGCAGCTTCCTCGGCCAGCCGCGCCGCTTCAGCATCCGCGGCCTTGCGGCGCTCCAACGCCTCCGCTTCGGCAACCTGCTGCAGCCGCAGAGCTTCCGCCTTGCGCTCCCGGGCCTGATATCCGTTGATCTCATACATCACATCTCGCTGGATCTTTTCCAGCGGAGCGATCATCGGATTTTTGAAAGCCGCATCGATCGTCCGGCCGGCGAGCAGCACCGGCCGCTTGTAGGCCTCCCGCTTGGCTTCCAGATCCTTCACCGTGTCGCGCACCTGCAGGACGAAATCCGCCGCTTTCTTGGCGATATCGGCCGTGCGGATCTCGCCGTCCGTCGGCTTCAGCGCGACGTTGAAGCGGCCCATTGCCGCAATCAGAGCATCAGCGCGCTGTTGCTCCACAATGAAGTCCGCGGCGATCGACGCCTGTAGAATGTCAGGGTGAAGCGTTACCGCCAGATCCACGATCGGGCTTGGCGGATGGTTGTCGCCTATGGTTGGCATTTGAGAATCCTAAAAAATTGGTGGCAGGTTGCGCAGATCGATAGGCTTGGAAGGATTGGCCGCCGGATCGCCCTTCGAGTATTTGTTCGCCCAGGCTGCGATGCGCTTCAGGTAGCGGTGTTCAGTCTCAGAGCAGCGCGTGGCACCCAGCCAAATGCGGAATACCCCTTCAGCGTGAACGGGATCTTCAGCAGGCGGCCCGCATTGGACCCCGTTGATGATGGCGGACCATCCAACGGCGGGATCGAACCGAATTTCGGCCGCAACCTGCGGGCCGTTTTTGACGAGTCTCATGGAAAAATACCCAGCTTCAGGCTTATCGACGGCCCGCGGAGCTTCGTCGCGTCGGTTCATGTGGTGGCTCCTTATCCGCACCTTTACATATATCATTTGCGCACAAGCGAGCACAACCCCATTCGATCAGGAAAATAGATTCTTTTCCGTTTAATTGGTATGCTGCACGCGCGGACAAACGCCGGGCACCACTTTCACATGAGGAAAATCAACGTGGCACCAAAAATCGATGCACGGTCGAACACCGTGCAGCCGAAGGAATATCTCAATATCATCGCTGATCTGATCCGCAGCCAACGCGAGGTCCAGGCGGCGACCGCCGAGCTTGCTGCAGCCCGCGGCGTGCAGGCCGGCATCTATCGCCGCGCCAAGAACGCCGGCGCCGACGTCGAAGCCATCAAGCATCTCCGCGCCCTGGCCAAGATGGAGGACGACGAACGCAATCACCTGCTCGAAAACGTCAACAAATACGCCGATTGGGAAGGCGTGAAACTGTGGGTGCTGCCGACCGAAGGCGTGCCGCAGGGCTTGCTGTTCGCGGACGATCCCGAGGCGATGAAGGCGGCCGAAAATCTGCAGGACGCCCGGGTGAGCGCCGACGCCGCCAACAGCCGTCGCCATGGTTCGGCCGTCGACTCCAATCCGCACACGCCGGGCACGCGCGATCACCAGACTTGGGCAAACTCCTGGCTGATGATCGACACCGAGATCAAGGCGAAGCCGCCGAAGGTGGAACTGGCCAGCACCGAGCGCCGTGGCCGCGGACGCCCGAAGCAGGAACAGGAAGTGGTTCAGGAACCCCGCCCCCGCGGGCGCCCGAAGAAGATCCCGGCGGCGCTGATCGAAACCCGCCCCGAAACCGTGCGCGCGACGATCGCCGCTGACGACGCGGCCGAAGCCATCCCGGTGGCCGAGGCGATCCCGACTGCAGACGTCGTGCATTTCCCCGACACGGCGCCGGGTTGGAACAACTAAGGGTCTGATCCAATGTCGATATCGAGAATCATGACTCTCGATCTTTCGACGCGGGATGTGGGATGGGCGTGCAGCAATGGCACGCCCATTCCAGCTTACGGGCTGATGGCATTCCCGGGCATGAAAGACCTTGGGATGCTCTATGCAGCCTGCCGCAATGCAGTCGAAAAAAAGATCGAAGACCACGACCCGGAACTGATCGTCTTTTGCATGGCGTTGTTCCGAGATGCGCAAACAGCCGCCAGGGCGTTGGGCGGCGTGCAGACCATCACTGAGCTTGTCGCCTATGACATGAACGTGCCGGTCATGGTGGCGAACGAAATGCAAGCCCGAAAAGCTGTGCTGGGCCGGTCAACTTTTGCAATCCGAAATCCACGGTATCCGGGCAAAACGATTGACGGCAAGAGGCCCGAGAAAATGTGGCTGGACGGCAGCAAGAACGCAAAGCTGGCGGTGATGGGTTGGTGCCATGAGCAAGGCTACGACCCGCTCACGCATGACGTTGGCGATGCGCTGGTGCTGCTGCGCTTCGCACAGCAAATCGTCAACGATCCGAAGAAAAAATGGGAGCCCATGTTTTGAGCAAAGGCAATGCAAGATCATCCGGCTATGAGAAGGCCGACGACGGTTGGTATGTGGAGAGCGCCGCCTGCGTGGACGCAATGCTTGCCGCGGAGCCGATCGTGGGCCGCAGCCACGACCCGGCGTGCGGTGGCGGCAACATTCCGCGCCGGTTCCAGGCGGCCGGGCTGACCTGCTACGGATCCGACCTGCGCCAGCGCGCCGACCGCTATGAAGTGATGGACTTCCTGGGACCGATCGAGAATGTGCGCGAGAGGCTGAAGGGTATCACGAATTGCGTGTTCAACCCGCCGTTCTCCCTCGCGCAGCAATTCGTGGAGCGCGCGCTCGACGTGGTGCCCGGCAAAGTCATCGTTTTGCAGCGCCTCGCGTGGCTTGAGGGCCAGAAAAGGCGCACTTTTTTCCAAAATACGGGACTGTCTCACATCTGGGTTCACTCAAGTCGCGTGTCGATGCCGCCCGGCGGCACCGATGTGCCAGCGCAGAATGGCAGCATAGCCTACTGTTGGCTGGTGTGGCGAAGAACACCTGACGGTCAATTCCCCACATTAGGATGGCTTAAATGAACATCATTCTGTTCTGCGGCGCAGTTGTGCAAATTGATGCCGAAGATGAATATCTTGTTTCTGGCTTTAGGTGGTGGCTCAATTCAGGAAGACATACGAAATACGCCCGCGCATTCATGTCAGGCTGGCGCGGCCCTATGGTTTACATGCACAGCTTAGTGGCAGGAACCCCGAAGGGGATGGTGACAGATCACATAAACGGTGATGGACTTGACAACCGCCGAAGAAATCTTCGCGTATGTCATCAGGCCGGGAATGTGATGAACTCATCAAAAAAGCGCGCTCACAAGAATTATAAAGGGGTCTATCCGGACCGTCGAAACGGCACTTTCTGGGCGCAAATAATCATCAAGCGAAAATCATTCGGTAGTTACGGTTACGCGACCGAGGAAGAAGCTGCGGCAGCATATGATGAACTCGCCATCATTCACCACGGCGAATTTGCCAAGCTAAATTTTCCCCGCACCCCGCCGGGCCAGCCGGCTACCCTGGGATGGTTGCCATGAGCTACCAGCCCAACTTCAAGGTGCGCCGCATCCGCAGCAAGGCGCACATGTCCTACGTGGCCAGCCAGCCGTGTATTGTCTGCATGTGGCAGTATGTTCAGGTTCATCATCTGACCTGTTCGCCGGACCCAAAAGCACGCGGCCTAAAGGCCGGCGACAACTGGACACTGCCGATGTGCGCCGATGACCACACCGCTCTGCATGCCCGCGGCGATGAGCGGGCGTTCTGGCAAGCACTGGGGATTGATCCGCTGCAGGCGGCGGAACGACTATGGCTGGAATCTGAAGCAATCCGCGCAGGGAAGGCAATGCCATGATCCGCACCGCGGTCCGGCTGGCGATGATATTGATCGACCTCGCGCTGCTGCGCATCGCCTATGCAGCCCTGATCGGTGGAGCGTTCATCTGGACGTTGGTAGGGCGAGCAGTCCACCGGCGCTGATATCGGATTATCCCACGCTGCCCCCGGTCACAAGAACCAGCCAGGGCAGCGCGGCACCAGACGCCCGATCACGTCACTGTCGCTATTGTCAGTCGTGCCGTCTGATGATCTGGGAACCGGGGTTGGGGGTTAGTTATCGAACCAGAACACGACACGACCGCATCCGGCGGCTTTCAGGCGATCCAATTCTCTGAAATAGCCTTCCCCAAGGAATGCTCGAAACGTCGTTTTCTCGCCTTCCTCAATCGTCCCGGTCACACCGCCACTCCAAGAATTCGGCCCGGTCTGGCGGGTCACGCGACGGTCAATCATGGGTGCGTCATAGTCAAACTCCAGCAACTCCGACATGAGCAACCATGACGGAGAATGCGCGTCCATGTCCCATTTTTTATAGTCGCTTTTTGTTACGTCACTTGCATCGGCGGGAAAGCCTCGAAATTCGGCAATCGACGGAATGGCTGAGTAATTGCGCACACCAGCAAGAAACCCGAACAAGCTGTAGGAGCGCCAATCGAATGGCTGCGGCACCAAACCAAGGTCGACCCAAGTATTTCTTTCTCGTTTTTCCGCCACTGAATGAATGTCGCAGCCCATGAGCTAAGTCCTTCTGTTAATTGTGGTTAGAGTTTCAGTTCAGGAATAGACTTACGGCGGCGTCTTTTAATGTCTTTCCCGGCCTGAACATCGACCCACGGGATATCAAGCGCCCAGGTGGGGATGACGCCGTTTGGCTTGCCTACCTTCCGGCGCAGGCGGTTCATGACCCTGCGGATTTCCCTCAATGCTCTCATGGTTTCGGCCTTCCGGGGTTTGAATTTAGTCAAGGAGATCACTGCCCGAGGAATAGCGTCCACCACCACCTCATGAAGGCGACGAACGGAACCGCCAGCAAATCGATGGCGACAATAAACAGAATGACTGATGCAACTGCCCCGAAGCCTGCGCCTATCGGGCAATCCGGGCCGAGCCATAACCCAATCGTTTTAATCGTCTTCATTGGTAAGCCCTTGATAAATTGGGGTTAGGGGTTACGTCTTAGCCTTGGAACAGCGCCACAACGGTGTTGTGCCCGATGCCGTATTTGTCCGGGATGGCGAAGAACGCCTCATCCCCATAGGCAACCGAATTGCCATTCGCCGCGCGGTGGCTGTTCTCGGCCTGCATTCCCGCGATTTCCGCCAGAGCGCACGCGGTTTGCGCGTTGATGAATGCCACCTTTTGTTCGTCCGTCATCGACCAAGTCTCCGTTCATTTTGTGCCTTATCCTATGACACAGCCGTTTAGTAATTTCAACCGAAAACGTTTGCAAAACTCCCAAAGTAGATTACGGTATGCCCTGCGAATGACAGACCGAAGGACAGGACATGATTAGTGAACGATGACCCCAAACTGCACATGATCGGCTACGCGCGGGTGTCGATGTCCGACCAAAGCCCTCAGTTGCAGATTGATGCGCTGCTGGCGGCTGGTGTGGATCGGCGCGACATCTATGAGGAGCAGGCGAGCGGGTCGGGCGTGAAGCGCCCCGAGTTTGACGCCATGCTCAAGGATGCGCGGGCCGGCGACATCGTGGTGATCTGGAAGCTCGACCGGCTCGGCCGCAGCGTGCGCCAAGTGCTCTCCACGTTCGATTATCTGGCCCGCAAAGGCGTGGCCGTCCGGGTGATCACTCAGCCCGGCATGGACACTAGCACGGCCATGGGGCGGCTGATCGTCACCATCATGGCGGCGGTCGCGGAGATGGAGAAAGACCTGATCAACGAGCGGACGGCGGCGGGGCTCAAGGCCGCGCGGGCTGTCGGGCGGATCGGTGGCCGCAAGGAGCAATATACCGACGCGCAGATTTCGGAGGTCATGCACCTGGGGTCCGCCAAGGGTGCTGCCGCGCTGGGGATGAGTAAGACGCAGTTCATCCGCCGGGTGGACAAGCTCAGGAAGAAGGAAAAGGCCAATGGCTGAAAACACCACGCCGCAGACCACCGAGGCCATGCACCCCGGCACCGACGCCTACAACTCGCGCTCCCGGAGAGTGCTGGTATTGACTTCCTATTGCAGCGGCGTCCCAGGCTGCACTGACGATCTGCCGTGCATCGACTGTCTGCGCATGTGCAACACGGTCACTATGTCCGGCCCGCTGACCGACAATCGCGGCGGCTACGATTTCCAGAGGGATCAGATACCATGATGAGCGACACGCTCTACGCCAGCCTGAACCGTATCCGCGAGGAATACCGCCGCAAAATGAACGCCGCTGCGGATATTGCTGAGCGCAAGGCCGCGGCTGGTGAGATGGACGAGGTGTCGATTTCCTCCACCGAGAGCGAGCGACATCGGGCGGCGTTCGAGGCAATGAACCGTGCCATCAAGGCCGTAGAAACGGAGTTCGCATCATGACTGAAACCACTAAATACCCAGACAACAGGGAATGCCCGGCTACGAAAAACCAATGCCGCGAGCCGTGGTGCATCAAAGAATTCTGCATGATTCAAAGCGCAGCCGAGGAACGCCGCCGAGAGGCAATGTGGAAAGAAATAGGGCCATGAAAACCCACGAGCAGACCACCGAGCAACCAAGCCCCGGAAGCCAGCGGGCCATTTCGATAGGGTGCAAATGCCCCATTCTTGATAATCGGCAAGGGATTGGCTCGGGTCCGTTCTGGGTTAACGGCGATTGCCCGATGCATGGGGAACCAGCGCGCGCCAACCAAACACAGATCACCCGAGCATCGGGCGCTGGTGCGCGCTTGGTTGAGCGATCAAACCGCGAAAGCTAGACAGAACTGATACCGCGGATCTACCCTGACACGGAAACGGGCGGCCCCCACCACAAGGGCCGCCCGCCTATCCGACCGATGCGAGGGCTAGGCATCGGGACTTGCCTGCACACCAAGTATGAATTGGAGGCGGCCTTTGATTAAAATACCTGAACAATCTCAGACAAGCAAGCGTCCCAGGACGGCTCTGTCATGAGCGACAACCTGACCAACATATTGGCCGAACAGGGACTTCTTGGCGCCCTTTTGGGAAGCCCGAAGGCCTATCGGGAAATCGAAGATCACCTGCAAGGCAAGCACTTCGCGGATCCGATCAACAGCATCGTCTATGACGCCATCCAGCGCAGCTTTACCGCCGGCACGGTTCCCGACGCGATCACGCTGAAGACCATACTCGGCAGCGTTGGCCTTCTCGATGCGGTAGGCGGCATGGACTATCTGGCCAAGCTGATGGTGGCGTCCCCGGGCTGGATGATGGCCCGCCCGTATGCCGACGCAGTGATCGACGCATGGACACGGCGAGAACTGATCACGCTTTCCGCCTCCCTCGCCGCGGCCGTCCACGGCGGCCAGGATATTGCCGGCTTGCTCAAGGCCGCCCAGGACGCGATCGAGGAAGTTTCGATAGGCGCCGTCGGCACCGGCATTGGCGGCCCGAAGACCCTCAACGAAGCCGTCGATTCCGCGCTGGCGCAAGCCGATGCTGTCGCCAGCGGCCAAGCCGGCCTCGGAATCAAGACCGGGATGCCCAGCGTCGATGCCGCGCTTGGCGGGCTCGAAAATGGCGACATGATTGTCGTTGGCGGCCGACCCGGTTCGGGAAAAAGCGCGCTGGTATGGAAATGGGCCATCACCCAGGCGCAAGCCGGCAATGGCGTGTTGGCGATCGAGATGGAAATGACGGCCGCGGCACTCGGCCGCCGGGCTCTGTCCGTTCTATCGGGCGTGCCGATCTGGAAAATGAAGAAGGGCGAACACGCCGAGGATATCGAAGCGTTGCTGGCGGCCCGCAAAGCCCTGCTGGACCTCCCCCTGACCATCGAAGACGGCGGCAGGGCAACCGTAGCCGAGATGATGCAGATGGCACGCCGCGCTCAAAAAAAGCATGGCCTGCGGCTTGTCATGATCGACCATTTGCAGATTGCGGAACCCGACGCGAACGACCTCCGAAACGGCTCGACCTCGGCCACCGCCGGCATTGCGCACACCGTCAAAAAGATGGCCAAGACCCTCAACTGTCCCGTGATCCTGTTATCTCAACTATCGCGCGCACTCGAAGCACGCGACGACAAGCGGCCGACCATGAGCGATCTGCGGCAGGCCGGTGCGATCGAGGAAGACGCGGATATGGTGTTATTTGTCCACCGGGCAGAAACTTTCCTGCCAAAATCCCCACCAGATCGACGCGAAGGTGAGAGCGAGGAAAAGCACGCGGCTCGCGTCAACGACTTCCACAAAATCAAAGAGGCGACAAAGGGGACCGCCGAATTGATTGCAGCCAAGGTGCGCGAAGGGGAAACCACTTCGATCGCGCTCAAATTCCACGGCCCCACCGCCAACTTTTATGATCCGAAGGACGAAACCCGATGAGCGCGATCTCGAATTGGATGCCACTTTATATCGGAGATTATTTGGGAGACACCGCGCACCTGACCACGGAACAGCATGGCGCCTATTTGCTGCTGCTGATGCACCAGTGGCGCCGCGGCTTCCTGCCGGCCGATGACGAGTCCCTGGCGCAGATCACCCGTTGCACAATCGGACGCTGGAAAACGAAAATCTCAGGGGTTGTTTTGCCTTTTTTTTCCGCCATCGCTGAAGGCCTGATCCAGCGTCGGCTCGACAAAGAGCGGGCAAAAACGCAAAAAAAATGTGAGGAAGCATCGAGATCCGCGGGCTCACGTTGGAACAAGAAAAATACCCCTGTTCCCAATGATATCAATGACAAGCCTGATGCGAACGCATACGATCCGCATATGCGAACGCAATGCTCTCTACAACTACATAAAGAGATAGAGAAGAAAGAGAAGGAAGACTCCCTTTCTGAATCCCTTTCAGAATCAAAAAAGAAAGAAAGTAAGAAAGAACCCCCCTCCCCCAAAACGCCGAAGCCAGCCCCCGTGGCGTTGGTCGCTGTGCTCCCCAATTGGATGCCCCTGCGTTCATGGTCCGAGTTTGTCGAAGGCAGGCGCCAATCGCGTAAGCCCCTCACGCCGATCGCAGCGAAAATCCTAATTCGGAAATTGGAGGGCTTCCATGACCGCGGGCTCGACGTCGCCGCAGCACTGGACGCATCCACCGCCGCCGGCTGGCAGGGAGTTTTCGAACCCAGGCAGGACACCCGGCAAACGAAATTACACCAGCCGCAAAAATCAGCGTATCAAACCGATCTCGCCAAAAAGCTGGGCGCGATGGGATTGATGGACGAGGAACCCGCCGATCTGATGGCGGATTTCAACACGATCGAAGGATCGATTTTCGAGGAAGCCCGCCGATGACCCGCAGTGTCACCACCACCGCGCAAAATGTTTCCCTGCACGTCGAAAAATTCCCGGCCGACCTCCATGCGTGGCTGTCCGAGGATTACGAAATGCGGTGGACGGCCCCGCCTTCCGACGGCTCCCGTGCGATCAAGGTGCCCGCCAGCCTGACCAAAACCCCTGACATTTCGCTGCTCGCCGCCTCGCTGCTGCCGGTCGCGATCGCCGCCACGAAAGGCCCGTCGCCGGCGCTGATCAAAGTTTGGCTGGAAATGCTCACACTTTGCCGCGGCGCTCCCGCGTTCGATGCCATGCCCGGCGTGGTGACGCTGTTCGCGCAAGCCCTGGCGGATATCCCGGCCGGCGCCTTCAACGCCAAGACCCAGCGCGCCGCCGCTCAGAAATTCGATTTTTTCCCATCCCCGGCCGCCGTGGTTGCTCTGCTGCAGGACGAAATCAAGGAGATCCGACGCGCCGCCGCTGTTCTGCGATATCTCGCCTCAGACGCCCCTTAGCCCTCGCGGGCTGCTACCCTACCGGCCTGATGCCAGACCGGCCCAGGCGGAGCCGCAAGGAGGTTAAAAACACCATGTCAGACACCACATCGCACCCCATCATCACCGTGACGCTTCACGAGAACCCCAGCGGCACCCATACCGCCTCCGCAATTTGGGAAGGCCAGGAGTTTTCCGAGATGGCCGTAGGTGGATCCATTTTCGCGCTCTGCCGTGCGTTGGTCGATGCCGGATGCCCCGATCTGCAATGGGTCGTGCCCGGCCGGATAAGCGGAAAAGTTCATGCCTGCGCAGTCCGCGCCATCGCAGAAAATCCGACATGCCGAAGTGTGCCGTTCGAGCCGCATGAAAAATCAGCGCCCCGCCCGTTGCTGCAACCCATGCTGGATCGTGCCGCGGCCTCGCGCTGGCTCGCCAGGATGCGGAAAACCAAACCAGCCACCGCAACGATCTGAAAAAATTGGCCGCCGAGAAAAACTATCCGGCCTATATGCCAAAAAAATCCCCCGCAGTTTCGGTGCGGGGGAAGTGGGTCACTCGACCAGGGAGGAAACGCCTTTCGACCAATGGGCCGATTTTTTGGTGTAGGCCCGAACGCGCCGGAATGGCAAGCGATTCGCCTTCAGCCACGCCGCATGGCGTGTCAAATGTTCGATAATGAATGGAGGCGGCCGATATTCTTTCCCCAGGTGATCCCAGCCAACGGACCATTGATTGACCGTGGCCATCGAATATCCCGATCGCCGCGCCAGTTCCGCGGGTTCCCACCCGACCGCGCGCAACAGCTTGATGTATTCCCGTGTGGACGCCGGCTTGTCTATCGACCCTTTGGGTCGCCCGCCCTTGTTCTTTTGCGGCACGGCATCTGGAATTTGATCGCTCATGGTGTCATCCTTCCACCGTTGGCGGCCGAGGGTCTAAAGATTCCCGCGGTTCAGACAGCGCAATATCCCGCGCCAGTTCCAGCTTTGCGAGCGTGTTGGACAGCCGGTGCCACCGCTGCCGCGCCGACAGCCCAGGATGATATCTGTTTTCATTGCAATACGCCTTCACGGCATAGATCGCGTCTTCAATATCGCTGATCGTCAGCGAAACTATGTGCAATTTCATGGCCTACTCTCCCCATCATCCCGCCAGGGTACACGCGACATGCACCAGATCACCAGCACGCAGCCCCAGGCCCAGCCGCCGATGCACGCAATCAGCCAATCGGTTGTCATTGTGGTGTCCTCCTCAATAATGCGCTGTTGACCGCTCCCAGCCCTGCGCAGGCGCAACGCGCGCCCGTGCCGTGCTGTTGTTGCCCGTGTTCGGCAGAAATTCATCGTCCCAAGCCGGGCCATCTGTGCCGACCCTGCAAGCCCCGTCACAGACCGCCCCGGCCTCATGGCTCCACCACGACGCGACGACAGGCAGACGCGCCAGGCGAAGCCACGCGCCCCGCCCGCCGACCACGGCCAGCGTATCGTCGTGGTGGAGGACGACAGCCCACCACCCGCCCCACTTCAGAGCCAGCCGCCGCGCGGTTTCGCCACTGATCGAAACACGATCGCCCATCACACTCGGCCCCCTTCGCAGCGCGTCACGTAAAGCGTGACATTGTGCCCCACCATCCCGCCGCCCTCGCGCGCCGGCTTGCCGAGAAACGCCGAAAATTCCGCCCAGGATCCGCCGTTATTCCAATGTGCCAGCCGCAGCACGCAGACCGCACCGCGCCGACCTAGCGCCCGAAAAGCGGCCCGCCGCGCAAATGCACGCGCCGCATCGTTCACCGATCGCGCTTCGACTGATCGGAAGCCCTCACAAGAATACTTCGCCATGGTGTTGCCCTCATGTGGTGTCGGATCACAACGCCGATCCCGGAACCCGCCCCAGCTTGCGCCAGGGCAGGAAACGGCACCGCCGCCGCTACAGCATCGCCCGCAGATCATCCTTGCAGCGCGCCAGCCGTTCTGCCGCAGCCGTTCGCCGCAGCGTCCGGGCGTCAACCTGCCTTTGCAGTTCATCCAGCCCATAGGCCCGCACCGAGCCGCTTTCCGCTTCCACGGTTGCCATTGCATCGAACAGCGCCAGCACCGCCGACTTTTCACGATCGTTCATCGAACCAATCCCTTCAAAAAATTGAGAACCCGTCACCCCAGCCGTCACCGAACACACCAGGGAGAAGCAGCGAAGCGCACCGCCCGCGCGGATCGCCGCCGAGCTTCACCCGCGCTTCCGGTGGCGAGTGTGTCGGATCAACCGGCGCCGGATCGAGAGCCCGCAATTGCGAATCAAGAATGGCTTCCGCCCGCCACATACCGGCGCGCGACGCAGCCCACGCCCACGCCCAGGCGGCAAGCCCAAGAAACCCGTTCCGAAACATCGTGGCCCGCGCGCTGTGCAGCTTGGCCAGCACTTGCGCCTCACTGGCCCGGAGCAGCCAATCCCGGTTGGCCAGCTTGTCTTGCCTTAGCGAAAACTCCGTCATTTGCCCGCCTCCCCCATGATCGCCACCGTCTGAAATTTCGACTCGCAAAAATCCACCCTCTCGCAATCGGTAGCAGCTTGAATCAGCGCCGCAGCCAGCACCCGAGCAACGGCCGGATCGAAATACGCGGTAGGCCCCAGCAGCAAAGAAACGGCCACTTCGCCCCGGAATCGGTGGACCCGCGCCAGCGGTTTGGACTCGGCCATCTCTCAGCCCTCCCCGGCATCATCGACCCACACCCAGGCCGACACCCAGCACCCGCCCGCCGCATCGCTGCACATTGGCTCATCGTCAATTTCCAGATCAGACGAGTCCAGATTGCGCGGCCGTTTGATCAAATCGCGCGCCTGATCGACCACGCCCGCCAATGGCGGATCATTCATTGCGAGCAGCTTCAGCACATCAGCCTGATTGACCTCGCCCGCCTTGAGCGCAGCAGCCAGCAGACCCAGCGCCACCATTCGCGCCGGATCGGATATCAGCGCCACCCAATCCGCCGCAGCCGTGGAAACGTCGCCCATCACACCGCCTCCCGCACACTATCGCCGCTTGGACCGCCGCCCCACGGCATCGATGCGAACTCATCTGCGTCAGCATCGAACAGCACGAAATCAACGCCCAGGCAGTCCCCGACCGTCAGGCAGGCCAGCAAATCCGCCGGCATATCGTTGTCACCCTCTCCCGCAGTAAATCCGGTTGCGTTCATGCAGCGAACCAGCCAACCAAACTCAGTTCCACCCATGAACACAGGCAACATCGCACTATCGGATTTACGATTTGCAAAATCGATGCGCCCCGCCCAGGCATCCAACTTCTTACACGTCGCAGGGCACAGATGCCCCGTGCTGACTTCTAGAATCGTTCTGATCATTGTGGTGAAACCCTCTAACAGCCCGGCGCCATTGCCGGTCAGGAAGCCCGCCCAGGTTGCCCCAGGCGGAAAACCCGACCGTCCCCGGTCAGACGTAGACGCCTTTGAGCTTCGCCATTTCAGTGGACAAGTGCCAGAGTGCCCGGTTGATCTTCACGTCTTGATCAATCGCGCCGACCTCGCGCGACGTCACCCGACGGCCGCGCCCCTGCGCATCACGCCCCCAGGCAGTTTGCCCGCCGCGGATCGCGTTCTCTTGCAGGACGTTGTTGACGGTCCACAGGTCCGACCCGCGATCATCCGTCCGCCGCGCGTGCAGCAGTTGAGCCGGCTGGATCGGAGTCGTGATCTTGCCCTCCGAATCCGCGAACCTGATCATGTGCGCGCTCTCAGCCATGATCCGCCGCTCATCGTTCGACAGCGTGACGCCGGCCCAGGCTTCGGCCACATCCAATGCCCGAGTCGATTCGTCCAACACTGTGAAACTGCCCTCGATTACCTGCCCCATCACATCGCCTTTGTGAGGCACGCGGACGCTCGCGAATTCCTTGTCGGCCACCATCATTCCGTTCAGGCACGCCAGCCGCATCAAGCCCGCGCTGACCTGATACGCCGACGTGCCATCGTGCGAATTGATCAAGACCACTTCGGGATACAGCGCGCCGAGCGCCGGCTTGATGGCCATCTGATCCACGCGCCGAAACCTGATCAGGTGCTTGGTAAAGGCCGCCTTGCCGACCACGCGCGATCCGCCCTGTTTCGCGAAAGTGGGCAAAAACCCCTCCTTGCGCATCCCGGCCAAAATCTCAGACGTCGGGATATAGCTGTATCGCGCCGACCTCGACTCGTGCCGGGCGGCCGCGAAAATCGACGGCGCCAGCCGCAAAAGCTGATCATCAGACAGCGCAACGGAACCCAGCTTAGACGATGAACGAATGAACGACATGTGGCGATCCCCTCGAAAAGATGGACAGACAACCCGGCCATCTGGAAAGCCAGGGCGCGAACCCTGGCAAGCCAGACCGTCAGACCGCAGACGCGCGCCCCAGGCCGACCACGTAGCCGCCGGCATCCGTGCGAACGCCGTCAGGAGCCAGCACCGCCAGAGCGTTCAGATAGAGCGAGACAAAGCAGGACCGCGCCACCGGATCGGCCGCCGTGTAACCCGCCGCAGTCGCACGCGGCAGCGCACCCCGGAACCGCTCGCCTACACACACATCACGCAGCGCCGCCGCCACAGCCTCATCACGCAGCGCCACCAGATCCGCCACCGGCCCGGACAGCGGCGCCGCCGCAACCGCAGCCAACCCCGATTGAGTGATCCCCATCACACCCGCCCCCCGAACTCGCGCCGCGCGTCAGACGCATCTTTCGCCCAGGCGTCCCGCACCCGCAGCCAAGCCCGCCGCCGCTGTTCCGCCCGCAGCGTGCCCAGCCACGACGCCGACCAAGCCCAAATCCACGGCGAACGCTCGCCGGCCATCCCCGATTCCATGCTCGCCGCGAAAGTCTCCAACGACTCCCGAGCCGTGCGCAGGGATTCGACAATCTGACCAGCCGACCAGCCTTGCACGCACTCGCGCCGATCCCGTGCGCAGTGTGGCCCCCGCAAATTCGTGAAAACGCCCATGGTGTAACCCCCTCAAATCGCCCCGACCCAACGCCAGGACAGGAAAGCCAGGGCGCACCCTGGCAAGCCCGTCATGCCGCCCGCAGCACCCGCGCCACGCCAACGGCATTGCCGTTCAGATCCAGCAGCAGCGGCGCCACCAGATCCAGCCGCAGCACCGCGTCATACTCATCTGCCAGCGCCCGCAGGATGCGCGAAACCTCCTGGCACTCACCATCGTCAAAAACCGCGTTGTCCGTCTGGATTTCAATTCGCAGCGTTGCCATCACACCCGCCCCCCCACCGCATCAATGTGCGCGTAATACACGCGCGACCGCTCCGCATCCGCCGCCGATTTAATCACCAGCAGCGCGGCGCACTCCCTGCCCATCTGCGAAAATGTCGCGTAGCGCATCTCACAAGCCCGCGCCCCCCACACCCGCGCCAGAGCCTCAGTGAAATCCGCCTCCGCCCGTTCGCAAGCCAAAGCCGTGGAATACAGACCCATCACACGACCCCCCGACGCACCAGCACACCGCGCGCCACACCCAGGAACACGGCATTAACCACCGCATCCGCGCCCGCCACCGAACCATCACGCAGAGCCGACCGAGCCGCGCTCACACAAAGCCACAGATGCCCGGTCCCAAGCCCCTCACACACAACACGCCATGAACGCCCCGACATCACACCGCTCCCTTCACAGCCGCGCCGCTACGGCGCGCAGCCACATAGAAAGACCCACCGAGCCGACCCACACGCCAGAACCGCAGCCCGCCAACCCGCCGCCACGAACGCTCGACGCCCAGCAGGCCAACGCAACCAGCCGAGCCAACGAAGCCAACCCCAACCGCCAGCAAAGAAATCGTCATCATGGTGAGAACCCTCTAATCAGAGCCACGGAGGAACCCAGGCCGCACCATCTATATACGCGCATATGTGCGCAGACACAACACACTCATTCATAGCGCAGCAGATAAATGACACGATTTTATCGCCGGATTTAGAGGGGAAAGAGGGGGGAGAGAATTTGCGACGCATGGACGCTAAGTGCTTGAAAACGTGCGATATCGAATAATCGAGAATAAATCGAGATGTTCACAGCCCACGCTAACCCTGGATTTTTGGCGCTACAGGCCTGTGACAGACGGCCCGGTGCAACTACCCTGCCTCACGGCCAGAGCGATTTGTTCCCTTTTCATACTCCGCGAACGATTTGTGGAATGAGAACACGAGAACATCACGCGCAATTCCAGTGGGTTAAGCTGGCACGCTCGACAGCGCACGCGGCGGCGCCGCATTATCGCGCCATGCACACCGCCACACCGCAGCACATGCAGAGCCACGCGACAGCCACGCAGGACACGGCGGCCGACCTCGCCACCGGCTTGCGCTCGATCCCTGGCACGACAGCGCCGAGCCATCGCCACCACCTGACAGCCGAGCCGGTTGACCTAGCGAGAGCCCGACGCCAGCCGGCCAGATCACGCCCGCGGCGCAAGATTATGTTAAACCTGGCTGTGGTTTGCTTTGCATTTATTGCGCGCCACGCAACTAAATGGATGCTCGACACGCGCCGAGTAGCAACAATGATGCGCCGCCACGCCGTCAAACGAAATTACGTGCAGCAGGAAACGCAACGATGAGCATAAGCCGCGCCGAACTCGCCCGCCGAACGGGAGTGGGAATGACGGACGATCGACCGAGAGACGGCTACGACCTCGACGCCTGGATTGTGGCGCGCGGTTTGAGTGGCCTACAGGCAGCCGCGTTGTTTGGCGTGACAGATATAACGATGGTGCGCGCTCGCAAGCACGGTCAGCCGTCGTGGTTCGGCTTGCCCATGCTGTTCCGTATTGCCGACCTCATCGACCTACGCGAAGCCGAGACGCGCGCCGGCATCCTCCACCGGCCCGCCCGGCTGTCACGCAATCAGAAGGCAGGCCGGCCGCTCCACCTGATCCCGCTACCGCCTCGCCGTGCTGTTACGCTTGGGGATCGCATCGACGCCCGCCACACGCGCCGACCCGAGCCGACCGTCACAACCACGATGCAAGCTGGCGATGCCGCTGCGTTGCTGCACGCACTGACAGCCCTGCCTGATGGTGGGCCGCGATGCCACCGCGCCATGCGAGCCCTGCACGATGCCATCACCACGGCAGCGCGCGACGCTAACAACGCAACCCGCTGATTGGAAAGGTTGTTTCACCACGGCTTTCCATAATTGACATTACGCGACTTTCGTTAGTTGGATAAGTTATTGATATTGCGTGAGTTGCCATTACGGAACGGTGCGAGTCAGGGAGCGCGGCTAACACATGGGACAACAAACCTACGCAACGGTCGATATCACGCTGTCGCGCGACGACGCCGAGATGCTGTTGCACCTGCTGATGCTGCGTGGTCAGCCGAGCAAGGGCGTGCTGCGATGCCGCGCTGCGCTGCATGCTAGCCTCGGCGTTGACCTCGGCGTCAGGGACCGCAGGGCTAGCGCAGCAGCCGACGCAGCGAGTGAGCGCGCAGCACAGCAGCGTGGCCACCGAGCGAGCGAGACTAGGGCGGAGGAGGGTGATGTGGACTAGGCCGAGCGGCTTAGGCCAGGGCGTCAGGATCTCCCGCGGCCGGACCAGCGCCAGCAAATCGACCCCCGATCGCTCCCGGCGGGGGGGCGGCTTCTAAACCCCCACACAGGATATCCCCCCAAAATACCTTTTCCCCCACTATTTTCCCGGATTTATGAGGTTGTTTTGTGGATGATGGAAAGGGTTTGTGGGGTGTGATAAGAGGGTTGTGGCTTGGTCAAGTATTTTCTTTGCAAGGGGAAGTGAGATGGCAAAAGGTTCGAGTGGTGTGATTGGTGCGAGCGTTGGTGGTGTTATGCCTCCGAAGCAGACGAGTTCTCCGAACGGCTATGCGATCGGGAGCGGTTCGCGTCCTGGCGGTTCGAAGTTTTCGACGCCGACGAGTGCGCCGGTCAATCCGAAGACGTTGGGCCGTGACCCTGGCGGTTCGCTGAAATAAGCGGATCTTGATGGGTTTGGTTTTCAGGGAGTGACGGTGACATGAGCAAGGGTGCGACGAAGGTTACGAAGGCGGGTGGCCCTGGTGGGCTGAAGACGACATCCGCGGAAGTTCGCGCCCTTGCTGGTGTCTACGGTCCTGATGCGCTTGAGCGTCTGGCGCGGCTTAGCGGGTTGCTGGACCGCGAGGGTGGCCGGGTGAAGCTGACCGGGAAGCCGGCGTATGAGATGGCGCGGAGCGAGAACGCGCAGGTGACGGCGTTGAAGGAATTGCTGGATCGTGCGTATGGGAAGGCTTCGCAGCCGATGGAGCACTCTGCGGACGAGGGCTTGGAGGAAATGCTGGACCGCATTTCGCGGCTGTGAGTGGGATCGCCCGGGTTCGGATTGGGCGGGTGAAGATGAAGGCCGGCGGTGCGGATGTGCATATCCTGCCACCACCAGAGGCGCCGTCTAAAATTGTGGCTGCGCTGCAATCGTGGATCCGGCGTTTTGATGATTTCGAAAACCAGCCGCAGGCTGTTGCAGCCATTGCTTTCTCATTGGTCGATGGCGAATGGGTCTGGTCCTGCATCTATCACAGCCACGCTCCATCCCTTCCGGTTCGCCTTCTCCCGGTGATGGCGGCTGAATATCTGCGGGCCGCAATCACAGGGGATGCGGCAGAGCAAAATATCATGGCCGAGCTTGGATATTCGAAGTGAGTGCGTCGTATTACACGGCGGACGAAGAAACGAGGGCGCGTCATGATGCGGCCATGAAGCGACTTCTGGATAACTACCCGTTGTTTGCTGCGCAGTTTTTGAAGATCAAGACTAAAGCGGGAACGATTGTTCCGTTCGATTTCAACTTGGCCCAGGTGTATTTGCACACCCGTCTTGAGGAACAAAAGGCGCGGACTGGCAAGGTTCGCGCTATTTTGGGCAAGGGCCGGCAGTCTGGCGGCAGCACCTATATCGGCGGCCGATTTTATCATCGGACTTCGATGCGCCGCGGGGTGAACACGTTCATCCTGACCCATGAGCAGCCGGCGACAGACAACCTGTTCGGGATGGTTGAGCGGTTTCACAAGCACAACGCGATGCGGGTATCGACGGCGAAGGCGAACGCCAAGGAATTATTCTTCGACAAGCTCGACAGCGGGTATGCGGTCGGAACGGCTGGCACGAAGGCAATCGGCCGCTCGAAGACGATCCAGTTGTTGCATGGTTCCGAGGTAGCGTTCTGGGCGAACGCGGCGGCGCACTTTGGCGGCGTTGTGCAGGCTGTTCCTGATCTGCCTGACACGGAGATCATCTTGGAATCGACAGGCGCCGGCGTTGGCGGTGAGTTCCATGAGCGGTGGATGCAGGCTGAAGCTGGCGAGGGCGATTACATCAACATTTTCATTCCCTGGTTCATGACGCCGGAATATTCGCGGGATGTGCCGCTGGATTTCGTGTTGGACACCGAGGAACTGGAATATGCCGGGATGCACCGGCTGACCATGCGACAGATGGTTTGGCGGCGTGCGAAGGTTGCCGAGTTGAAAGACCCGAATCTTTTCCGCCAGGAGTATCCGGCGACGGCGCAGGAGATGTTCCAGTTTTCCGGCCATGAGAGCTTCATCACGCCTGAGAGCGTGGTTTGGGCGCGCAAGGCGACGTGCGAGGCGTTCGGCCCGCTGGTGATCGGCGCTGACCCGGCGCGCATGGGCAAGGATCGCTTCTCCCTGGCATGGCGGCGCGGGCGCAAGGTTGAGAAGGTTGAGAGCAACCTGAAGATGGGAACGATCGAGGGCGCCAACTGGATCAAGCGCGTGATCGACGCCGACAACCCCGACCGGGTGTTCATCGACCTCGGCGGCGTTGGTGCTGGCACGTTCGACATTCTGCACTCATGGGGCGAGCCCTATGAGTCGATCGTGGTTGGCGTGAACTTCGGCGGCTCGCCGCAGGATCCGGTGATCATCTTGGACGACGGGACGAAGGTGCCGGGCGCGGCGAACCGGCGGGCTGAGATGTGGTCGCGGTCGCGGGACTGGCTGACACAGGTTGGTGGCGCCGACATTCCCGATCTGGATAGCCTGCAGTCGGATGCGTGCGGCCCGTCGTTCACCTATGACCTGAAGCAGCAGCTTTTGCTTGAGCCGAAGGAGAAGATGGTTGCGCGCGGGATCCGATCACCGGACGAATGGGATGCGGTTGCGCTGACCTTTGCCGAGCCGGTGCGTGCGCGACGTCCGCGCCCCCGTGAAAATTCCCGCAGCGGCGGCCCGAGTGGCGGGCAACTTGGTTGGTTGGGAACATAGGGAGATTCTTGACATGCCGTTGAAGAAGGGTTCATCGAGCAAGACAATTTCCGCCAACGTGAAGACGGAAATGGCGGCCGGCAAACCACAGAAGCAGGCCGTGGCGATCGCGCTGCACACCGCGGGAAAGTCCCGCCCCAAGCCCAAAGGAAAATGATCATGGCCGCAAAGAACAGCAAGCCGGTTTCCGCCATGAAGCCGATGCCCCCGATGAAGGGGATGCCCGGCGCGAAGGCTGGCAAGGAGGCGAAAGCCATGCCGCACGTCCACAAGCCGAAGAAGGGGAAGTGACCATGGCCAAGGGCAATGACCCGCACCCCAACAATGGCAAGGGGCCGGACTACGGCGAGGTGGTGTTCCGGCGCCCTGCGATTGAGAAAAGTTCCGCAACGCCCAGCGGCAGGCCGACCATGAAGCCGGGCGCGACGGACGGGATCAACAAGCCGATCCCTGAGACGAACAACACTCGCGCGCCAGGGCAGTGGGGAAAGAGTTGAGCGGCTACCAAGCCCTGCGGAGCTACAGCCCATTCCATGACTGCGATGTGGTTCGGATATCCGTCGGCAACGAGCATGGCCATGAACTGTTCATGCTTGTTGTTGACGACGGACCCAGGCGATCCTATCGGGCGAAGCGCAACGCTGCGATCGACTGCCTGATGGATGCGCTGGACGCCGGCGGCGAGCCCGGCGAAGTGAAGGTTGATCCCGACGTGTGGGACAACATGGTTGCCGAGGCCGCCCGCGAGCTTGAGCGGGCGTCATGATTCATAGGAAGGCCTGACCAATGGTCCAAGACCCCCGCGCGCCGAAGGACAACGGCAGATTGAAACTGCCGAAGGTGACAGCGGGCATGAACCGCGTCCCGATCATGGTGAAGGACAAAGGGGGAAAGGGCGGCAAGGATGACGCCAAGGATATCATGCTCGGCCAAGAGAAGGATGAGCAGGAGGACCAGAAGATCCTGGCAAAAGCCCGCAAGCACTTCGAAACCGCGGCGTCCGCTGAGAGCGAGAACCGCGCCGCCGGGCTGGAAGACCTAAAGTTCAAGGCCGGCGACCAATGGCCAGCAACGATCGCAGCACAGCGGAACAACGACTTCCGCCCCTGCATGACGATCAACAAGATCCCCACTTTCGTCAATCAGGTGGTGAATGAGCAGCGGAACAACCGGCCGGCGATCAATGTGTCCCCGGTTGGCGACAAGTCAGATCCCGAAGTCGCGAAGATGTATCGCGGCCTGATCCGCTATTTCGAACGCGAGAGCCACGCCGATGTGGCCTATGACACGGCCTTCGACAGCGCCGCATCGATCGGTTGGGGCTATTGGCGGATGGTGACGGAATATGAGTCGCCGGACTCGATGGACCAGACCATCGTGATCAAGCGGATCCGCAACACCTTTTCCGTCTATGTGGACCCGACCTCCCAGGAGCCCGACACTTCCGACAAGCGGTTTGCTTTCATCACCGAGTTGATCCCGCGGGGCGAGTTCGAAGAAACCTATCCTGATGCGGATCCAATGTCATGGACGGAGAGCGCGGCCGGCGACACATACAAGAACTGGATTGACGAAAAGAACGTCCGTGTCGCTGAATACTTCCTGATTACTTACAAGACCAAAGAACTTGTTCAGCTTTCGAATGGCCATGTCGGGTTCCGCGAAGACCTTTCCGATGAAGTTGACGCGGCGATCAAGTCCGGCAAGCTGAAGGTGCTGAAGGAGCGCGATGCCGAAGTCCCAACGGTCATGTGGTATAAGCTGACCGCCGTGGAGATCCTTGAGCGCCGCGAGTGGGCTGGCAAATGGATTCCGATATTCCGCGTTGTCGGCAATGAAATAGACATCGAGGGCAAACTGAAGCTGTCCGGCATCATCCGCAATGCCAAGGATGCACAGCGTTCCTACAACTATTCCTCCCCGCTCGCGCTCGACACGCCAATCCCGACCCCAAGTGGTTGGACAACTATGCTCGACATTGCCGCCGGAGATCGGGTGTTCGATGAAACTGGCGCTGTTGTGGACGTGGTTGGAACCAGTCCGGTGCTGCTGCACCGAGATTGCTTCCGCGTGGAGTTCGATGACGGCAGTTCCATCGTAGCTGACAAAGACCATCTGTGGACGGTCGAAGAGCGGACAAACATGAAGGAAGGACGCCGAGATTGGAAAACCAAGACTGTTCCGACTGCTGAATTGAACCCGAAAATTCAATTCATCCTCTCGCCCAAGCCACTCGACATGCCTGATGCCGATCTGCCGATTGATCCTTACTTCCTCGGTTGGTGGCTTGGAGACGGCACCAGCCGCGATATCGAGTTGACTCCAGGCGACATGGACGTTGAGGAAGTTCGAGACATCCTGATCGCCCGTGGCCTTCATGTTGGCGAGGCGCGGAAGTATGGCGAGAAGGCTTCGAAGTTGTCGGCGTTCGGCATTCGGAAGCACTTCGCGCGCCTTGGGCTCATCCGAAACAAGCACATCCCGGCCATCTACCAGCGTGCATCACGGCAGCAACGGCTCGACCTTCTGCGTGGCCTGATGGATTCCGATGGCAATGTGACGAAATTTCGCCAGTGCGCTTTTACGACGACGATCCCTGCATTGAGCGAAGGGTTCTCAGAATTGTTGCGGGGGCTTGGTATCAAGGTCGCAATTCAGAAGATTGCCCCGCGCCTTGCCGCCTTTCCTGGCGGAAATCTATGTCAATGCATTTCAGTAGATCGGTTCTTCTTCTCATGCGGCCCAGACGATAGCGTGTTTGGTCTGTCTCGAAAGAAGGCACGCCAGACCGGCGGTGGCCCGACCCACTGGCGGCGCACCAAGAGATTCGGCATCGTCTCTGTCACTGCCGTGCCATCAGTCCCGGTGAAGTGCATCAAGGTCGGGAATGACTCCCACTTGTTTCTCGCCGGGTATTCGATGATCCCGACGCACAACACCATGGAGATGGAGACGATCGCCCTGGCACCGAAAGCACCGTTCGTCGGCGCCGAGGGCCAGTTCGAAGGCCACGAGGACAAGTGGAACAACGCGAACACGAAGTCCTACGCCTATCTCGAATATCAGCCGCGGACTCTTGCGGGCCAGCCCTTGCCGGCGCCGCAGCGCCAGCCGCCGTCGATGCCGAGCGCCGGATGGGAGAGCCTGAAGCAGAGCGCCGCGCAGGACATGATGGCCACCACGGGCATCCGCTTCGACAGCACCAAGCAGGAGCGCGTGACGGACGAGAGCGGCCGTGCGCTGCGTGAGCTTCGCCAGACCAGCGACATGGGTAGCTTTCACTACATGGACAACCTGTGCCGCACGCTGAAGCACCAGGGCGACGTGTTCATCGACCTGATCCCGAAGGTGATCGACACGCGCCGGATGATCACGATCCTCCGCGAAGACGGCGGCGAGGAACAGGTGATGCTGGATCCCCACGCACCAAAGGCCTTCGACCAGAAGCCGGACCCGAAGACCGGCAAGATGCAGAAGATTTTCAACCCCACGATGGGCCGCTACGGGGTGACGGTCACAATCGGGCCGAGCTTCGCCACCAAGCGCATCGAAGCCGCCGAGAGCATGATGGCGTTCGTCCGCGCCCTGCCGCAGACCGCGGCCGTGGTTGCCGACCTGATTGCGAAGAATCAGGATTGGCCGGAAGCCGAGCAGATCGCCGCCCGCTTGGCGAAGACCCTGCCGCCTCACCTGTTGGCGCCGGACATGAAGGATGTCACGCCGCAGGTTGCCGCCTTGCTGCAGTCGATGGACGGCCAGATCAAAGACCTGACAATGAAGCTGCAGGCCGCGGCGATGGCGCTGAAGGACAAGGGCGCCGATCGCGCCGTGGATCTGGAAAAGATCCATCTGGACTTCGAGGCCAAAGTGCTTGGCGTGGTGCAGAAGGCCGAGGCTTCCTTCAACGCGCACGTCGGCTCGCAGATCCAAGAGCTTGGCCAGAACGTGACGGGGCTGGTGAAACAGCTTTCCAGCGGAAAGGTCGAAGATGCGGCAGGGCAGGCCTTGGCCGCCCTACACCAGTCGGCGCAGATTGTCCCGCCGATGACGCAGCAGCAGCCTACGCCTACGGGACCGGCACCGTCCGCCGGGATGCAGCCGGCAGCACCGCCTCAAGCACCGATGCCGCCGAGATAGGAGTGAGTCATGTCTGAGCAAACCACTGGACCAGCCTTGAACGCCACCGGATCCGATCCGCTTGGCGCAATGCCGCCGGCACCGCCGGTCAATGCCTCCAATGACCCGAAGGACCAAGCTGCGGGCAGCGTTGGCGAGATGAGCGCGGCCGACCAAGCCGCCCTGGTGCGGGCTCGCAGCGGCGTTGACCAGATCGACGCACCGAAGCCGGCCGACGCGCCGGAACCAACCACTGCCCCTGTTGAGCCGGTGGCGGACGAGAACGCTGACGATGCGATCCTGAAGTCCGACAAGACCCCGCCTTGGATGAAGGCCGAGATCACCAAGGAGCGGAACAAGCGCCGCGAGGCCGACACTGCCCGCGAGGCGGCGATTGCTGCATCGACCGCGGCGCAGACCCGGCTGGATGAAGCCCTGGCATCCTTGAAAGCCCTGGCGCCGAAGCCCACACCCGAGCCGATCGAAACGCCACGACCGAAGCGTGCGGACTTCAATGACCCGGACGCCTACGATGCCGCGCTCGATGCTTGGGCGACGGATGCGGTGGAGGTTGCGCGCACCAAGGCCGAGTCCCAGGCAGTGCAAAAGGCAACGGAGGCCCGCGAAGCTGCGCTTCAGGAGGCGCGCGAGGCATCGCAGACCGCGCAGCTTGAGCAGATGAAGGCCAGCTACGAAGTGAAGAAGGCGGACGCGATCCTCAAATACTCGGATTATGAGGCCGTCGCAGAAGCCGACAGCCTGCCGATCGACTACCCCACCGCGCAGGCGATGATCGCCGCACCAAACGGCCCGGATATCGCGTATTTCCTCGGCAAGAATATCGATGAGGCCACGCGGATATCAAAGCTGTCCGCTGCAATGCAAATGTTCGAAGTCGGCGCCATTTCGGCAAAACTTGCCAGTGAACCGCCGGTGAGAGTATCAAATGCACCAGCACCAATTACTCCACTGCAAGGCCCGCGCGAACCGGCTACGGACGCAAATCGGGAAGAAAGCATGGAGGAAGTCGCCATCCGCGTTCGGCAGCGAGAGTCTGCCGCCCGCGCGCCAATGTGGGGAAGCCGGGCATAAGCCCGGCGACCCTCCCACCGGGGGATAAGCCGGGTGCGTGCCTACCGCCCACCAGCAGGCCAATGCTGGGCATCCACAGGAAAAGATCATGACCCCAACAACGTAGCGGGCCGGCGCGAAGTGCGTCCTGCCTCGCAGGAGATCGCACGATGTCAACGAACAGCCTGCTTACCCCCAGCATCATCGCCAAAGAAACCCTGGCGATCCTTGAGAACAACTTGGTGGCCGCCGGCAAGGTCAACCGCCAGTTCGAGAACCAGTTCAACAAGATCGGCAACACGATCACCGTTCGCAAGCCGAACAAATTCACCGTCACCAGCGGCCCGGGCTTGTCCATTCAGAATGTGACCGAGCCATCGACGGCCATCACCATTTCCAACCAGAAGCATGTCGATTTCCAGTTCAGCACCAGCGATCTGACCCTGGTAATCGAGGAATTTTCCGATCGCTACCTGAAGCCGGCCGCCGCCAAGCTGGCCAATCAGGTGGACTTCGACGTGCTGACCAACTTCCAGCAGGTCTACAATCAGGTTGGGACGCCCGGCGTGGTGCCGAATGCCTTCTCATTCATCGCCCAGGTCGGGCAGCGGATGGATGAAGGCGCTGTGCCCCAGGATGGCCGCGTGCTGATCCTCAACCCGGCCGCCAACTGGTCCATCGCCAACGCGCTGTCGTCCGGCGTCTACGTCAAGAGCGTGGCCGAGCCGGCCTTCAAGGGCTATCTCGCCTCCCTCGCCAACTTCGAAATCTATCTGGACCAGAACATCCAGAGCCAGACCACAGGCGCGTTCGGCGGCACGTTCACCGCTGGCACCGGCCTGACCACGGGCGTTGGCTCCGTCAACGGCGCCGGCCAGACCGGCTCGACGCTGGTGACGAACGGTTGGGCGACCGGCATTGCCGGGCTCTTGAACGTGGGCGACGTGTTCACGATCCAGGGCGTGTTCGCCGTCAACCCGATGAACCTGACCAGCACCGGCTCGCTGCAGAACTTCACCGTGACTGCCACCGCATCCAGCGATGGCAGCGGCAACTCGACGATCGGTATCAGCCCGGCCATCACCGTGTCCGGCGCCTATCAGACCGTGAGCGCATCGCCGGCGAACGGCGCAGCGTTGACGATCCGCGGCGCCGCCAGCACCAGCTATGCGCAGAACATCGCGTTTGTGCGGGATTGCTTCGGTCTGGTGATGGTGCCGATGGAACTTCCGCAGGGCGTGGATTTCGCCGCCCGGCAGATGTGGAAGGGCATGTCGCTGCGCATCGTGCGGCAGTATGACATCAACAACGACGTCCTCCCTTGCCGTATCGATTTGCTTTACGGCACCGCGACGTTCTATCCCGAGCTTGGCGTCCGCCTCACAAACTGATGGAGAGCAACATGTCGCAGCCCGATCCCCAGGACCAGCAACTCTACCAGATTTGGGTGGATGACAATCATCCCAAGCTGGGAAAGCGAGAGATCCCGATCGGGCCGCGCATGTTGAAGAAGTTCCTTGAGCCACTGATGGAGCAGATCAACCGCTTCATCATCGACGGAAAGGAAAAGCAGTGGCGCAATCCGCGGTTGGTCAAGGTTTTCAAGCTGTCGCACGGTTCGCCGTTCACCAGGGAAGACCGAGCCAACGATCGCGTCGGCGCGCACCGCGAGGAAACGATTTCGGAATCCCTGATCTCCCTGTGAACTGAGGAACATCCCCATGCCCCGCGCTTTCCCGTCTACCCTTCCGGCTTCAATTTCCAATCAGGTGCAGCAGCTTGCAAATGGCAGCACCACCGGCGTTGTGGTGAACCCCGCCACCGACGCGGCCGGCAACCCCGCTTTGCTGGCGTTCTTTGGCGCCGCCCCTGTTGCCCAGCCCGCCGGCCTTTCATCGACGGGCGGCATTGGCACGCTGAATACCTACACGCCTACCTTGTCGCCTTCCGCTGTAGCGGCGAATACCACGGCCGAGCAGACGTTCACCGTGAACGGCCTCGTCGGCACGACATCGCTGGTGATTGTGAACAAACCAACGGCACAGGCAGGGCTCGGAATTGCCGGTGCGCGCGTTTCCGCCGCCAATACCCTGGCGATCACGTTCAGCAACGATACCAGCGGCTCGATCACGCCGACCGCCTCGGAAGTCTATGAAGTCACCGAACTTGCTTCCGGCAATTCCCTGGTGTTCAGCGTCCCATTGACCCCGGCCGCCGTCCCCGCGAATACGTCGGTGGAACAGCAGTTCACTGTTCCCCTTGGCGACGTGCAGGTCGGATCGGTGTTGGCCATCAACAAGCCGACCGCCCAGGCCGGGCTCGGCGTATCGACCGTTCGCGTGATCCTGCCGAACCTCATTGCGGTGACGTTCTTCAACAACACCGCTTCCCCGATCACCCCAACGGCGGCCGAATCCTACCTGTTTGCGAACATGGTTGGGCTTGGCGCAGCCAACGGAACCATGATCTTCAGCATCAACGTCGGCACGCTGGCGGCGGTTGCGGCCAATACCACAGCAGAACAGATCGTTGCTGTGACGGGCATCCTCGCCAGCGACGTGGTTGCGGGCGTCTCGAAACCGACCGAGCAGGCCGGCATCGGAATCGTTGGCTACCGAGTTTCCAGCGCCGGCCATGTGGCCATCAGCTTCGTCAACGCGACCGCCTCTCCTGTAACGCCGACGGGAAGCGAAATCTACTTGGTGACGATCAACCGCACCACCCCGCCGGTCCCGAGCACGGCCTACGCTCCTGCCCTGACGCCCGCATCGGTGGCAGCGAATACCACGGCCGAGCAGACGTTCACTGTCACCGGGCTCGTGTCGGCAACCCCCGTTCTGGTGTCCAAACCCTCGCTGCAAGCCGGTCTGGCAATCGTTGGTGTTCGCGTGTCTGCGACGAACACCCTGGCGATCACCTATCAGAACAACACCGCTGCGGCGATCGTGCCGTCGGCGGAGACGTATGGTGTCGTGAACTTTGAAGCCGGCGGCGGCGCCGAGTTGAGCGTTGCTGTCAGCAACAAATCCAGCGTATCGAACGCTTTGCTGGCAGCGTTGATCTCGCTCGGCTTGGTCAGCTAACCTATCCGGTGCGGGGCGGTCACTCCCCGCGTTTGATCGTGTGCCCCCCGAGCGATCCCGCAACCGGATCGGGGGGAACCTTTCTCAAACAAAGGAGATTCCCATGAAACCGACTTATCGCAACGCCTTGCTTTGCAGCACTTCGCTGACCTCGCGCAACATGCCGATCGCCGCTTGGACGCCAGGAATCAGCATCTTCCGCGGCGCGCTGAACCGATATCTCAGCCGCCCGATGCCGGGAGCCGTGGCATGACCGAACAGCAATTCCAGCACTTTCCCATGATGATGGTGCATCCCAACTTCCAGCCCGCGACCCTCGGCACGTCTGAAGATGCGCGCAAGGGCACGCCGGCGACGTTCGGCACTGCGATGAAGTTCCCGCCGGTGACGGTCCAGAATGAGCAGCAGCGCGAATACCATGAGGCACAGGGCTACGTGCCCGGCGGCAAGAGCAACCCCGCCGCCTTCGTGCAGGCGCACGCTGCACCTGACCCGATGCGCCACCACGGCCATCAAGAGTTCCCCAAATTCGTTGGCGAAATCCTTGTGAAAAACGAGGACGAGGAACGGGCGGCGATCGAGAAGAACGCCAAGGAACTGTCCCGCGCTCGCGCCGAAGCCCGCCGGTTGGCCGAGATAGATGCCAACAAGCCGGCCGACACCAACGTCCAGATGGAGGCGATGGCCAAGAACATGGCGGCGATGCAGGCCGTGGTTGCAGGCCTCACCAAGTCCGTTGGCGACCTCGCCTTCGCCATGGCATCGGCGCCCCCTCCCATGATTGCGCCCGAGAAGTTGCCGACCTCCGTTGACGCCCTATTCCAGTCCTACGAGGAACGCGCCCTGGCGGCGGGCGTGAAGGTCGATCGCCGGTGGAGCTTGGAAAAGCTGATCTCGGCAACGGCTGAAGCTGAAGCCGCCGAGCGGAAGTCTGCAGCCGCGGTCGATCCTCTGAACTTGGAGTTCTGACACCATGGCGACCGCGCTCGACCTGATCCAAGATGCGCTCGAAAAGCTGGGTGAATATGCCCCTGGCGAGCCGATCACCGCCGCAGATGCAGCGCGCGGATTGACGGTCATGAACGACATGCTGGATTCTTGGTCGAACGAGTCGCTGACGTGCTTCGCGATATTGGAACAGTCCGTGGTGTTCACGCCCGGGGTGTTCCAATATACGATCGGCCCCGGTGGAATGGTGAACAGCACCCGACCTATCTCTCTCATATCTAGCCCCGGTTCCTGCTACATCCTTGATGAGAACGGCAACCAATATGGCGTGGACGTCATCACGCAGTCGATGTGGAACAGCCGCGGATCCCGCAACACCAACAGCAATTTCCCCGACGTGGTGTTCTACGATCCGCAGTTCCCTCTCGGCATCCTCAACTTCGATCCGATCCCCAACATCGGATACACCGCGTATTTCGATTCCTATCTCCAAATCTCCGACTTCGCATCGCTCACCACCCCGTTGAGCCTGCCGCCCGGCTACAAGTTGGCTGTGACCAGCAACCTCGCGGTGTCGCTGAAGCCTTACTTCAAGTCCGCGCAAATCGACCCGCTGATCATGAAGGAAGCCATGGACAGCAAGGCGGCGATCAAGCGCGCCAACATCCGCCAGAACATCGTCCGCTACGATCCCGAGATTATGGCGAGGGCGCCCGGCACCTATAACATCTACACGGACAGCTATCGCCGGTAATGGCAGAATCCCCCATCCTCGGCGCGTTCGGCGTATCTCGCTCGACCAACGCGGCCGATGCGCAGGAGATCAACCTTTTTCTCGAAGTGATCGAGTCGAAGGACGGCAAATCCCCAGGCTACTTGCTGATGACGCCCGGGCTCGATCGCCTTCTGACTTGCGGCCCAGGGCCACAGCGCGGCCTGCATGTCATGGGCGAGTTGATGTATGCCGTGTCAGGCCCGCAGCTTTGGGCCATCACCCCGGCCCTGGTGGCGACGTTCCTCGGCTATCTCAGCACGTCCACCGGCCCTGTCTCCATGATCGACAACGGCACGCAGCTTGCGGTGTTCGATGGATATGCCGGCTACCTCACCACAGCCGAACTAGTGGCCGCCGGCGGCAAGCCCCTCACCGGCGGCGTGATCGCCACTGCGGCGGCCCCACCCTACCCTGGCGGCACCCTCTACGCGGTTGGCGACACCGTAACCCTCCAACAGCAGGGCGGCGTCCAGTCGATGACGGCGATCATCACGATCACCGCTGTCCAGACCATCACCTATTCCGTCACGGTCAATGGGATCACCACCACTGCCACCTATGAGGGCGTGGCCACCGCTTTCAGCGTCACGCAACCGGGCCTGTTCAGCGGCACGCCTACGACGTTCACGCAGAACACCACATCGGGCAGCGGCGCCGGCATCACCATCACCACCCCGACATTCGGCGCCAGCACGAAGGTTGGCCCGATCCTGTTGCCATTCACCGGGTTCCCGTCGATGGCCTCATATCAGGATGGCTTCGGCGTTGTCGGCGTGGCGGACACAACATCGTGGTATCAGTCGGATCTCGATGATCTGTCCAACTGGCAAGCCCTGAACTTCTCGAAAGCCGATGCCACCCCGGACGCCCTGGTGGGGATCATCGACCTCGCCCGCGAGTTCTGGCTGATGAAGGAAACGCACATCGAGATATGGGTGAACGCCGGCGTTGCGGGATTCACTTTCCAGCGTGCGACGGGCGTGTTCATCGAGTCCGGGCTCGCGGCGCCCGCCTCCCTGGTGAAGACCGGGCAAGTGCTGTTGTGGCTTGGACAAAATTCATCCGGCGATCGGTTCGTCGCCATGTCGGAGGGATATTCCCCCGTAAGGAAGTCCACTCACGAGATTGAACAGGAACTTGCTAAGTATACAGTCGTGAACGATGCTATCGCGTATGCATATCAGCAAGAAGGACACGTCTTTTATGTTCTTACTTTCCCAACTGCGGATACAACTTGGGTTCTTGACCTCACCACATCTGCCAAAATGGGCTATCCATGCTGGCATCAACGTGCGTCATACTCGAATGGGGAATATAGCCGGCATATCTCGAATTGCTTTGCGCGCTTCCTTGTGTCGGGATCGACGTATTTCCCGAAGGGCGTCGAACTATCGACCTATCCCGCGCAGGAATTGGCCACCCCGGCGGGTTTGACCGGCCTGCCGGCGACGTTCACGACGGCAGTGTTCACCACATGGCTCTACATGCCAGATGTCGCCGGCAAGGCAGGCCTGATCTTCTCGAATCAGGCGAACGATGCGGGTCCACCCAACGGCGGCCTGCAGATCGAAATGTTCAACGACCTGACCCACACGCCGCAGATCATCGTCAACGCCTACGACGCCAGCGCCACCGCGATCGTCCAAGCCACCTTCAATTTCTCCGGTTGGTCGGATTGGGTGTGGCTTGGCATCTCGATCGACACGCAGACTCAAATCCTGCAGGTCTATGCGGGCCAGGGCGGCACCCAGGCGCCGGTGCCGGCCACCACTGAAGTCTGGTCCTCCACCAACCCGATCGCCGCGGTAGCCACTCAGCCCTGGCATCTGATCCCAGCGAGCGCACCATGACAACGATGCAGGTCTGGGCGCGCGTCGGCGCTGCCGGAGAATGGAACGGTAGCCCCACAGCGGACCCCACGACGCAGGTTGGTGGCATCAGCGTTCCCTATACGGGCTTGCCAGTCTATGCCTTTGGCGGAGGAATGATCTACGAATTTGGCGATAGCGACAAGATCACCGCAAATTTCGGTGGAACGCTATTTGTCGGGGTTGTGCCGACTGGATTTGCCCCTTGGGGAGCAGGAGACACTTGGAATCCCGCATCTATCGCGCCTGGAACGCAATTGACGAATGGCAATCTGTCAATTTCGAATAATTCGTCTTTTACATCTTTTGCAAATTCAATTGGATCAAATTTAAATGCCCCGGTATATTTTGAATGCACTCTTAATCATTTATTGGAGACCATAAATACCGATTCAAATGTCGGCCTTCAAACATTGTCTGGGCCTCAATGTAATGCTGAAGCATTATTTAATGTAAACCCGAACCCATGCTATTGGTCCATTAATGGCGGAGCAAATATTAACTTCGGTAATTCAACCGGCGTTGGAACGGTAATCTGCATTGCCGCGATCATCGGCACGCCGGCTGCTGCGGGATTGCCAGTCCTGACCGCCATTGCTGAAACCGTCAGCACGATCGAGGTCCAATGGACATCAGGCGGCGGAACCGTTACCAGCTACACGCTGCAGTTCCGCCAGACCGGCACAACGTCATGGACGCAGATTACCGGCCTGCCCGGCATGACCTACACTGTCGGCGGCCTGCTGGCGGACACGGAATATGACTTTCAGGTTGAGGCACTAGGGCCGTTCGGCAACAGCGGGTTCACCGCCACGACCCAGGCGACGACGCTTCCGCTTCCCGTAGGGATCTCAGCCGGGATTGCCGATCTGTTCTTCACCGCCACGGCGAGTTTCATCGACTTCACCAATGCCGCCAATCTGGACCTGTTCATTACGCCCACCGGCCGGGCTCAGTATCTCGGTGGTGATGGCTCTGCGGCCTTGGGCGTGCAGCCGGCGGTATTCCTGACCGTCACCGGCGGCGGCCTGCCATCGACCGCGGACACGTTTGCGGCGAACAATGGTTATGGCGGATCCTTTGTTGAAACGAATGGCCCCTTGTCTTTCAGCCCGACGGATCCACCCGGCGCCCAGGCCGCAGCCCCGGCGAGCAACATCATGGTGGGAGATTTCCAAAACGGGAATATCTACACGTTCGACATGGACCAGAATCTTGATAACGGAGCACAACGGAAGTGGCTTCGCACATGGCGCGCAACACCGACGGCTACCGTGTTTCCGCAGCGGTTCAGCACCCTGACCATTGATATCGAGACGGGCATCGGCGTGCCCGACGGCACTGCTCCGCAACTGATGCTTCGGTGGAGCGACGATGGCGGCCATACATGGTCCAACACGATGATCCGCGCCGCCGGCCCGGTTGGCGCAACGGCGCAGCGGGTCATGTTCAAGCGCCTCGGATCGACCCGGCGCGGGACCGGCCTGGACCGGATCTTCGAGCTTTCCTGCACCGATCCGTTCAGGGTGGCGATCATCCGCGCCGAGTTCGAGCCGTGAGCCAGACCGCCCAGCAGAACTATTCGATCCCAACAGCTACGCAGCAGATCACGCAAGCGGGGCACAAGGTCGATACCGTCTGGTTCCGCTTCCTATCCAACCTCTATGTATCGACCGGCAGCGGCAATGCTACGGCCACGCTGACCGAGACGCAGGCCGCCCTGGCAGCGTTGGAGACTACCGTTGCTGCCGCCATAGCGGCGCCAGCCGTCGCAGCATCACCGCAGCTTGTCGCCTTGCAGCTTCAGGTTTCCGACCTGCAAAAGCGAGTCGCCGCGGCAATGCAGAAATCCGCCCCACTGTTCCCATCCTACGATATGGCGGTCTATGTTCCCGGCCTGATCGGCGCACCAACGTATGCGCTCTGGCGCTTCACCGCCGATCGTCCGTTCGTGTTGCCGGTGGGCCTATCTGGTTCAAAGCTGGCGTGCGCCGCAGCGCCGACCGGCCCCGTGGCGATGAACCTGAAGCACAATGGCACCATCGTCGGCACGTTGAATATTGCGGGCAGCGCGATCGTCGGCACCTTCACATTCACCGCTGCCGTGATCGTCCTGATCGGTGATATCATCGAAGTTGATGCGCCGGCGTCGCCTGACGCCACACTCGCCAGTTTGAACTGGACATTCGCCGGGCAACGCTTGGCATAGGAGGCTAAAATGGCTGCTTCGGGCCGGCTTTACAGCGTGGGCTTCACCGCGGTTTCAATCTCTGCCGTGCAGGATCTCATCGCCATCTACGCAGGCGCGAGCAAGATCGTCGCCATCCAATCCATCGAGTTGTCGCAGGTGACGCAGGCCACGATCGGTTCGCTGCGGTGGCGCCTGCGGTATCTGCCGCCGACGGTCACAGCGGGCAGCGGCGGATCTGCGGGTGTAATCTCGCCGCTCAACCCAGGGGATGCCGCAGCAACCTGCACCGCCCGCACCAACGACACGACCCAGGCCACGACCAGCGGAACGGGAATCAATCTCTGGTCCGACCAGTGGAACCTGATCAACGGCGTGCTGTGGGTGCCCCCGAACGTCAACCGGCCGCCGGTCTCGGCGCTGTCTGGCGCACTGGTGCTGTCACTTGATCTCGCACCAGGAGTAGGTATCACTGCCAGCGGCACCGTGACGCTCGAAGAATTGCCGTAAGCCATGCCAGCGCCGGTCCTTGTCGGATCTGGTTCGGGAAATGCCGCAGCCTTAACCGCTACGGCGACCATCACCGCCGGAACCGGGAATATTGTCTTTGTCTCAGTTGGTTTTACCAACTTCTTCAGCGCGCCCGGCACTCTCAGCATATCCGGGGGCGGAGTCTCATGGTCCCAGATCGGACCGCAGATAACAGGCGGCTCTAGCTACAATGCAACGACGGCCCTTTTCTATGCGATCCTGACTGCGCCACTTTCCGGGGCAACTATTACTGCAACTTCAACCGGCGGCACAGACCCAGGCTTGGCGATTGCTTGGGCAGCATATTCGGCCACATCGTTTTACCTTGACCCAACGGCATTGCCGGCACCTACCGCTAATAACGGATCAAGTGGCAACATCTCGACAACGATAAATACTTCCGGTTCATCGGAATTTGTAATATCCGCATATTGCAATTCTAACGGGTCACTTCCTACCGCTCAAGTTCCGGCAGGCTCAACTATACTTAATAGTTCCAATACACTTGGGGCTTTAGGTTCGGG